GAGATACTTCCTGAAAATTCGGGAATTATTCCGGAAGAATGTGAGATTATTCCGGAAGAAAGCGAGATACTTCCTGAAAATTCGGGAAGATTGCCACGAAGGAAAAGAAAAGAAGAGAATATAATAGAAAGAATAGAAAGTATATATCCTCCTCCTCAAACTCCTCCTCCTTACGGCGGAGTTGTTTCGTCGTCGGGAAGAGGAGGAGGAAGAGATTTAAAAAATATTTATGACGGGTTATGCAAAAGTTGTAGCGAGCGGGAAGATGTATGGGAGGCTGTTGCCCTGTCAAACTTCTTTATGAACGACAAAGCCGCAAACTACGAAGAATGGCTGTCACTCTCACCCGAACAACGGAAAGGCTATCCCTTGTATCAGCTCAACAACGCTATTCGCGCTCAATCTCCACCGATTGACACGCAACCTTATCACGCCCTATGCTGGTGCAAGGATACCTGCCTCGACGCGGAGTGGAGAGAAATATACCGCCTATCCCTCATTCACGCCGACGAACTTCCCAAGCTCGTCAAAGAGTGCAAGAAGGGGAAAATAAACCTCCCAGGCAAGTTCATTATTTCACGCCTTAAAGCCCAATGATGGAACTTCTCAAACAAATCAGCGAAGCAACCGGCATACCATTGAGCGCGTTGCAAGGCAGTCGGGCCACCCCAAAGACCAAGCCCTGGCGAATTGCTTTTGTCAAGGAGTGTCGCAGGCGCGGTATGAGTTACAGGGCGATAGCGAAGGCTTTGAAACAAACCAAATCAACAATCCACCGATTAGATGAATATCCTACACACTTACTTGAACCATTACGGGTACCGCATACCCCGAAATAAAGAAAGCGCAGCTCCGTTGTTGACATTCTTCCTGGCCGATGCCGTGCAGACTATCTACACACTTCACATCGAGCCCCTGAAATTCAAGAACCACTTGAAACTTTACTCCACCAGAATGATGGCAAGTTGGCATAAACACAACCAGCTGTTGTTTAGTTCCCTTACAAAATCGCAGCAAACCGCGATAATAACACGAATGGACGACTTTCAAGAGTTTACGAGGAGAATATCCAAGAGCTGAAAAAGGCCGTGCAAGAGGCGTTATATGAATTTCCAAAGAGCACGCAGGAAATAGCATCGTACCTGGTAGTCATTGTCCACCTTGCCGGGTGTGCCCATATATCGTGGCGCGACATCTATCAAGGAGTGCCCAATACTTACGTCAGCTCTCTTGCAAGCAATGCCGAAAACCTTTTCAAGGCATACACAAGAGCCAACGCGCACACCAAGAAGATAATCGACCTGAACAACTTCGCATCAATACGCGAAAGCTCAATAGACCTATGTAATAAATTTCTCGAATACATTGAACACAAATTGAAAGAATTATGAAAACATTCAACGAAACAATCAAAGCCTATCTCGACCAGCGAGCCGAAACAGACGCTCTTTTTGCCGAGAAATACAAAAACCCGAAGAAGAGCATTGAAGCCTGCTGTCGATATATTGTCGGCGAAGCTCACGCCCAGGCAAAGGATGGTGCGGCAGTGCTATCCGATGAGGTTGTGTATGGAATGGCAGTGCACTATTATGACGAAGAGGACATCGTAATACGAAAAGCTCCTCGCACGGAGGTTGCGAAGAAACTATCTGCAAAAGACAAAGAACGCTTGCGCAAAGAGGCAGAGAATGACTACAAAGCGGCCGAGTTACGAAAGATTGAAAACCGCGAATATGAGCGGCGCAAGAAGAAAACAGAGCTGCGCAAGCAGGAAGAGTCATTATTTACAGGTTCGCTGTTTTAAGTTATGAAAAAGAAGATTTACAACACGCTCATAGCATTGCAGAAACGTCTGCGCCCCCTTACGCCAGCGCAACAGGCTTTTGCACACAGCCATTACAGCGATGTCGCATACGTTTCACCTCGCGGCTATGTGTGGTGCCAGAACTGCGGTCGATACGAAAAGGAGGCCAAAGAAATTATCGCCATCGACGAGGAGTGCGGCCGCTTGTGCAGTTGCGGCAAAAGGGTAGAGATCGCCCGGCAGATAGTCGGGAAAGTTGTCAACGAACGCTATTACATCATTTATGGAACAGCAGTCGGCGAGTGGCAATGTTTCCGCACGTTTCTTGCAAAGCGAACTAACGTTCGCGGCGAAAGAACCGCCTACGACCTCACCGAGGTGTATCAAAATTGGATTGACGCCTCCGGCAAGGAGTACATTCTGTCGAGGCGTTATCACCGTTCCCCTCTCACCGGTGTAGATTGGAATTATTATAGCGAACTGAATAAAGTCAGCTCACACAATGCAATATCAACCGGATATTATTACTCACCCGATATGTTCGATACCTACGGAAACTATGTATATCCTCGCTCGTCGATGACAAAGACTCTTCGCCGCAATGGCTTTCGCAATGGGTTCTGAGACCCCGCTGATGCCGCTCGTCTGCTGCTCGCAGGCAAGCCGATATACGAAACTATTGCGAAAACACAACCTTATCTCTTTAACCATATCTTGGGGCACGATGTCGTGGATATAGAGCACTATTTCCCCGCGATTAAGATATGCAATCGAAATGCCTACACCATCGCGAAACCTGATATGTGGCTCGACTACATCGACAACCTGCTGACACTGGGCCTTGACATACGCAACGCGCGATACGTCTGCCCCGATGATGTAGGCCAAGCGCACGAGGAAATGTCACAGAGGGTGATGCGAAAAGCGAGGAAGGAAGAAGACCAGCGCAAACGTGACAGCATCCGTGAGCAGGAGGCGGCGTATGCGGCAAAGATAGCCCCTTTCAAAGGGATTATCCTTCAAAACGAGAACCTGCGGATAACGCCCCTCCTGTCGGTAGCAGAGTTTTACGAAGAGGGTAAACAAATGCATCACTGCGTATTCGCCAACGAGTATCACAAGAAGGAAGACTCACTCGTTCTGTCAGCACGAAACCTGATCAATGAAAGGATTGCGACAATAGAGTATTCGCTTTCAAAGCACAAAGTTCTGCAAGTTCGCGGGCCGCACAATCAAACCCCACCAATGTATAACGAAATATTAAACTTGATAAACAATAATATAGAAAAACAATTATGCAAGCAGAGAAAATTTTTATCTCCGGCAAGATAAGCGGCCTGCATTACATTTATGCCTACAATCGGTTCGCTGCTGCCGAGAAGTATCTCACGAATTTAGGGTACAAAGTAACCAACCCAATGTGTTTATGCCAGAAGAATTGGAGCTGGCTGCGCTGTATGGTCGTCTGCCTATGGAACCTCCTTAAATGCGACACTATCTATATGTTGGACAACTGGGAATACTCACAGGGCGCGAGGATTGAATACACCGTCGCTTGCCTATTAAGGAAAGATGTTATTTTTCAAAGATTCTAATTATGAAAAACAAAAACAATTAAATCATTCAAAGGTTTTGATAAAGACCTGAAATGCCGAGGATTTCAGTACGAAATCGGAAAAGAGTATGAAGAGGAAGCAGCGAAAGTCTGTAACTGCGGCTTCCACGCTTGCGAGTATCCGTTAGATGTATTTAACTATTATTCGCCCGCTAATAGCCGTTTCTGCGAGGTAGAGCAGAGCGGTACGATAGACAAAAGCGAAAGCGATAAAACCGCATCAACCAAAATAAAGATAGGCGCGGAGTTGAATATTGCGGGACTTGTAAAAGCTGCCATAAAATACACCCGTAGCAGATGTACTAATAAACATAATGCAGAGCCTGGTAAACCAGCCACCGCAGGCGAATATGGTGCAGCCACCGCAGGCGAATATGGTGCAGCCACCGCAGGCGAATTTGGTGCAGCCACCGCAGGCGAATTTGGTGCAGCCACTTCTCGCGGTAAATCTTGTACAGGAGAAAACGGCGTATGTGTTGCTCGTGGTAATGGCGTGATGGTAAAAGGCGGTCTTGGCAGCTTGCTCGTTATTGCAGAGGAATCGACGAATAATTATGACATTACAGCGTGGAAATCTGTAATTGTAGATGGCGAGAAAATAAAAGCAGATACTTGGTATCAGTTGGTAGATGGAGAACTTAAAGAGGTAAAAGAAGATGATAACCAAACTGAAGGATAATCAAATATTCGTGTTCGGCTCAAACGCTCACGGTTTTCACGCGGGCGGGGCCGCACGTCAGGCAGTAGAGAGTTTTGGTGCAATAATGGGCCAAGCAGAGGGCTTGCAGGGACAAAGCTATGGAATAGTTACTCTTGACAAGGATATGCGCAAGGTGCCATTATCTTGTATCGAAAAACAGTTCGATAAACTTAACAACTTTGCGCGGCAGAATCCCGACAAGGAGTTTCTTGTAACTGCCATCGGTTGCGGCATTGCAGGGTTTAAGGTAGAAGATATAGCTTCTATTTGCCGCAATATAGATTGGGTGGAGAATGTGGTATTACCAAACGAATTTATCTAAAAACATACAACTATGACAAATTTAGCAATAAAAGGACACGCAACGCGAGGAAGTGAAGTAATCGCGTTGTTGGAAATGTTAGGTGGGAACAATGCCAATAATTGTTATGGTAGATTTTGTGACACGGAATTTATTGCAGACCGCAGAGATTATAAGATGACGAATTTTGAGGTATGTGGAGTTCCAAGAAACATCGGGATACCTGAAGATGTAGTAGCTGCACACACAACCTGCTATTCAGAACTTGCTGTGGAATGTCCTATATGTCGTAAAGTAATTGAAGTGAAAGATGGCAGCTTATTATAATTCCGATATCGCGCATTGTTCGGGAGTTGATTGCCCTTTATGTAATAAATGTGACCGCTTTAGGCTATATGTAGTCCACGAAAAGGCTAATATTATTGAAATCTCACCTTTTGTTATGCCTGAATACAATCCCGATACAAACGACTGCGAACTATTTAAACCATTAAACAAATGAGAACGATTAAGTTTAGAGCAAAATGCCTTGATAATGGTGAATGGGTTTATGGAGGCAGTTCCCTTATTGCCGATGATTTCTGTGTAATCCAAAAAGGAACTGAATTTTATTGCGAGACACGTGTCTATTCAAGAACCGAACGCTTCTTCCAATTACAGGGCTTTGTGTGCGACAAGAACACTCTCGGTCAGTTTACAGGAGTGCTTGATAAAAACGGCACTGAAGTTTATGAGGGTGATTTGGTTAGAGTTGCAGAAACTGAAAATCACGTTGAGATTATAGCGGTGGTTAGATTTGATGAGGGCAAGTTTGCCGCTAATAGCATTAAGTCCTCCGTTTCTTTCTCTTTGGATTATGTATTCCGTGAGCGACAACGTGGCTGTCTGTCGGGTGAAGTGATTGGAAATATCTATGACAAGCCTCATAGGATGAAAGGAGGTGCGGAATGAAATACATAATATACCCCTTTGCAATGCTGTTATATGTGCTTTGCACATTGTGTTTGTCAATAGCGTATTTCTTTATGGTATTCGTGAGTACATTAACCGATGCGCACGAAGTATCATTAGAGGTGTGCGAGAATAGAAACAAATTTTGGAAAATGCTGAAATTATGGATAACAGGAAAGAAATGAACTGGCTACCCATTGACCGCGATGAAAACGGGTTTGTAACAGAGGAGTGCTTGGAAACAATGCGTAAAGCAATCCCATTTGTATTTGTTGCTACAAAAGAAGTGTATGTTGCCGTTGGTAATGAAAATGATTTTAATGTGTATGTAGACGGATTTAAAACCGATGTTTTAGATGTTACCCATTATTTACCAATACCAAAGTTAGAAGTATGATAGCAACGATTATTTTATTAGTGATAATGGCTTTAAGTACAGGAGTGCATCTCGCTAAAAACGGACAACCTCAAACAGGCAAATACACATTTTGGGGAAAGTTGGTAGCAGATGCTATAATACTCACGTTGTACTATTACGCGGGAATTTTTAATAACTTTTGATTATGCAATACCTATTAACAGAAGAAGAATACAAAAACCTTGTGCCGAAAACAAAGTATTATGCAGAAATGGATAAGGTAAAAATTTTGAATAAACAAGTATTAGAGTTGAGCAAATTTACTTGCGCAAAAGAAACACAAGGTTGTTTTGGATATTGTGATTTTTGCCCTATAACTAAAACTTGTACAGAAATTAAACAATTTAGTAAATAACTTATGACCCTACAAGAGAAAATAGACAAGTTGCCGTCGAGCATAGAGTATGAGGGCAAAGTATATAATTTGCGAATGTACACCGAGAAAGATGAAATAGTATTGGTGTATATGTTATACAACCATCATACTTTATTCCACGTTAAAGATGACCGCAAACTTCTAAAAACATCATTCCGATTAGAAGAGTTAATTGACCGAGCATTAACAATAATTGAAAATAAAGAATGGGAAAAATGAAAAAGACAGAATTTAAAATACCGATATACGACTTTGATGTAACAATCCTTGAAGTCGAATCAAAAGAGGACAAAGCCGAAGTAAATGCCATACTTTCAAACCTTACTCCTGATAAAGAGAGTATTGATGAGGTCTTAGGTTACATTGAAGATGGCAGTATGAACGGGGGCGATACATTCCGTAATTTGCTGCGTAGAAAGTTTGTCGTAGTATTATATCCATTCAAAGATATAGAAACTCGCAGAGAGGTTGTTAACCACGAAAAACGGCATATAGAAGATAGGGTACTTGAATATTGTGGTATCTCAGACATTGAAGCAAGCGCATATTTAGCAGGGTATATTTCTAAATTTATGTATTGATATGAAGAACAAACTAAAATTTAATTCAGCCGTCTGCACTACACGCGAGCAGAGCCAACGCCTTTTGGATTTGGGATTAAAACCAGAAACTGCGGATATGTGTTATACTGAAGGCAGTATGGATGCAGAAGGAAACATAGAGTATCATCTTAATATAAAAAGATACTGGATATCATTACCTACTAATTATATCCCAGCTTGGAGTCTGCACAGGCTAATCGAATTGGGATGTTTCAATGTAGAATGTAAAGGTATCTTTTGGAGAGTTACAGGCACATACGTTAGTGAAAGTTGCGATAAAATATACGACACTATTATAGATAGTATCGAAGCACTAATTACAGAGGATTTATTCAACAAAGAATACTTAAAACAATGAAAGCAAGAATTTATCAATTTTTAATATTACTACTGCAAACTTTATGCGGTGGTTTGGTGGTAGAAAAGGAGTGGAATTTTATAACAGAATTTATGTTTATAATACTGCCATTTTCAGTATTAGGAGCAATACTATTCACATTATATGAACGCGAAATAAAAGAGCAATGAAGAAAGTAAATAATTGGGAAAAATTAACATCCCTGCCCAAAGGTGTAATCAAAGAACGAGGAAGATTTACAGGCGAATACGATATAAGAATAAGCTATGTGGATGGCGTGTGGTTTATAGAATATGTTTTTAGCGGGCTGTTCTTCGAAGATGTAGAGCCTACATACCCTGATATATTTAGCGGAGATACTTTGGAAGAGGCAGTAAATAATGCTTCCAATTTCTTTGATGTTAATTTTGGTAAATATAAACTTATTGGTTAGCAATGAACGAAGTGAGCATAATAATAAATGGTGTGAGGTACGATGCGGTGGAAAACAACGAACTTGCATTAGGCGCCTGTCAATATTGCAATTTACTCGATTTGTGTAAAGCTCACTGCAATTTGAACCTTTGTGAGTATTTAGGCGTAAATTTGGATTGTGTTTTCAAAAAATCTGATAAAAAGTTTGAGAAATGAACAAATTAACAACGATAAATATGATATTAGAATTTGTAGATAATGGCGCAATATTAGAATATCCCGACCAAGGCGCAAAATACGTTGTAGAGGGAGAGGGTAATGAACCTTACAACTCTATTGGCGAGGATATAAAACAAGCTATAACAGGTCTTGAAGTAAGCAATAGATACCGAATATCAATTGAAATAGAAGCATTATGAAAGCAAGTGATTGGATAAACGTAAAGGATAGGTTGCCGAGAACACCCGACTATGTTTTTGTATGCAGAGAGCGTGGTGGCGAAAGGTGGACTTCGGTGGCGGCTTATGTTAAGTTTGAAGAATACGCACATTGGTACGACCAACAAGGCTTTGATATTCACGATGTAACTCATTGGCAAAAGATTGTTTTACCGAAAAAAGAAAAGGAATGAGTAATGCCGACCGATACCGCAGTGAAATAGATGCCGACTTTGATATTCAAAGAGAAGAGGCTGAACATTTTTCAAAAGGGTATAAGCATTTAGCAGGGTACATAACATTCTTTATGGCAGAATGTCCTAAATGCGGTTGTACTATGCCTTTTGAACTTGACGAAGGAGTTTGTATGAAGTGCCAATGCGACCCCGCAGACGGTATTGTCGATGATATGAGTGATTCGGAATTAGAGGAACTTTTACACAATAACCGTTACCACTTAAAACTACCTTATTTAAGGCGACAACCTTTTGAAACATTGCCACAGATGTTGGCAAGACAAGTTGAATACAGATGTAACGAAGCAATTAAAAAGTATAACTATGAAAACCCTACACTTGCCACTGAAAGCGAAGTGGTACGAAATGATTGAAAGCCTAATTAAAGGCGCAGAATATCGAGGTATAACCGCGTATTGGATTGTTCGTTTGTTTAGAGATGAAAACGGCCGCAAAATATCAAGGCGGACTGCAAATTTCTTGGAGCGTAATATCAAAATTCTTAAATGGTGGATAGAGTCGGGGAAATTGGTGTTTAAGCCCTTTGATTTTGTCAAGTTCTCATACGGCTACACAAAGCGAACAATGACATTCGAGATAGAGAGTATAACAATCGGCAAAGGCAAGCCCGAATGGGGCGCACCAACCGAGGATGTGTTTATAATTAAACTTGGAAAGAGAGTATGAAAAGATTTTTAAGACATTTAATCGCATCTATACTCTGCCGATGTCCTAACTGCTGGGAACCTCTTGCTTGTCAAAGGCATTGGGTAGGGAATATTGAAGGCTATGGCAATTATTATTGCCCAAAATGTAGCGGTATGAAAGTCGAAGAAGGACAAGATGTTTATTCTTAAAACAAATAGTTATGACAATCGAAACAAAGTACAACATAGGGCAAGAGGTGTGGGCAATGAAAGAAAATAAGCCAACGAAACGAGTGGTAGATTTCATTGAAATAATTGCAGCATCTACGACAAGCAAAAGTTTTATTCGATATGGATTGAAAATGGAAAGTGTGGTAGAAAGAGTGGTAGAAAGCCGCCTTTTCCCCACCAAAGAAGAACTATTAAAGAGTTTATGATATGATGCCAAAACAAATACCAACAATAGCCAACGATAGAGGTATGCAGGAAGATGCCTACCGTTATGCCACCGAGAGAATGAAGAACCTCCGTGTCGGTGATGTACAGGTTGCGTTAAGCACAGCATACAAGAATGGTGCAATATCTGCATTTGCTACCGGTTATCGCTGTGGTTACGCAGCCGTAGAACCCGAATACAAAGACTCTATCAATTTCCACAAGCGTAGGCTCAACACCCTTGCGCAAGAAGCGTACAATAACGCCCTCAAACGCGGAAAGATAACACCCGACGACGACCACGAAACACGATGGAGTGGTATATGGCAAGAACTCGACGAGTTTCACCACGCGACAAACCATCCAAGCGAACATCTGCCTCAATACACCCAGCGACAAGAAGAACTCGCCGATGTGCTCATCTGCTGCCTCACCGAGCTGCACCGCGAAGGAGTGGATGTACAAAAGATAATAGAAGAAAAAATAACCTACAATAACAAACGATGAAAGTAATAACAAACATCACCACAAACAGCAAGCTGAATGCCAAAGCGGCCGACCTTGCACTCCTCGTGAGATTATACAAACAATGCCTGTTCCCCACCGATGACATCTTCGACGGTTTCGTTGCACAGCTCCGTAAAGTAATCAACGACCTGAACGAGAAGTATCCCCGAACAAAACCGTTCGAGATATACAGTGTCACCGAATGGAACATCTGTATAGCCGTGCAAGGCTCTCCCGACAAGATTGTCGCAGTCTTCTCAATCAGCACAATAAAATGCTTTACAGATAACGAGGAGATACTCCCGATAGAAAATTTAATCATTATAAACAACATCAATGAACACTAACAATTACACCCCCGATTGGTTACCAACCGGGAATTTATAAACATTTAAAACTTTAAAACAAAATGGAACAAACAAAGAAAATTAGCCCACAAACCATTGTGAGCGGCGAAAGCAAGAAAAAGAACTGCCAATGTAAGCAGACAGTAAGAATTACCGACGATGGCAAGGCTATCATTAAAGCCCACAACGGCCTGATAGATGCCGAGGGTAACAGTTCGGTGTACATTAACGGAGAGTTCTCTATTGATGCCGACAGCGTCCGCAAACTCTCCGCAGCTCTTCAAGGCAAGAACTTCTATGTGGTTAACGCCGGCTTCTGTGGCCCCACCCATATCGATGTTTTCACCAGCGACAAGGCCATCGCCGCTACCATTGAGAACCTTAAAAAAGAAATCGAAGCACAGATAACCGAGAACCGCGCCCTTAATGATAACCTCAAAAAAGCAGAGCTTAAAAACACCAAGCTGCTCAACGAAGTACGTTACTACAACAGCAACCGTCGCCCCTGGGAGCGAAAGATAAACATTAGCGAGTAATCCTCTCACCGCTTGGAGATGTTAACGCACTCCCTGCCTTGTAAAAAAGGTTTGAGTCCGGGAAAGGAATAATCAACTAACAGCTGCTACCCCTGTGTGGAGTGTTAATGCACCCACGGCCACTATGTGAGTTGAACGACAGGAAAGGGCAGCTGTTCTATAAGCCAATTAAATATATTTGTTTAACCTAACTTTAACTAAAAAACATTATGGAAATAGTAAAAAAAGTAACCGTACCAACAGGCGAGATTTATGTTGCCAAAGGTGAGAAAGGTTTAATCGAGTTTTTAACCGTTGGCGACTATGGCAAAGACGCTAATATCAAAGCAGATTTCTTGGGTATAACAAGAGAACTGAATGGAGTGCCAAACGGCGAAGTTATGCCATTAACCGAGAAATGGGTTGTAACCATATCAACACAATACGGCTGTTCTATGAATTGCAAGTTCTGCGATGTACCAAAGGTCGGCAAAGGGCGTAATGCTACATATAACGACCTTATAGGGCAAATAACTACCGCATTGAGTATGCACCCCGAAATAACCGCAACAAAGCGACTAAACGTACATTTCGCGCGTATGGGTGAGCCGAGTTGGAATAACGATGTATTGCAGTGTGCAAGGGATATTAAAAAGGCAGTCCGACCTTACGTTGGTCGCTCACTTGTTCATCCTGTTGTTTCTACAATGCTTCCAAAAGCAAACAAGAATCTTATTCCTTTCTTGCAGGAGTGGGTAGATATTAAGAATTACGATTATCGTGGTTGTGCAGGGTTGCAATTCTCAATAAATAGCACCGATGATGCACTGCGAGAATACCTGTTCTCGGGCAATTCATTGCCGCTTGCAGAGATTAGCGAGATAGGCAAATTGTTGCCCGACCCCGTAGGTAGGAAGTATGCGCTTAACTTTGCACTTGCCGATGGCACAATAATTGATGCAGAGAAGTTGGCTCGTTTATTCAGCCCGCACAAGTTTATGGTAAAGATAACACCATTACACAAAACAAACGCTTGTGAAGATAACAAACTACAAACAAGTGGCGGTTACGATTACTTTACCCCTTACAAAGACAAAGAAGATGCGCTTATAAAGGCGGGATTTGATGTAATTGTGTTCGTTCCGAGTTATGATGAAGATAATGGTCTTATCACTTGTGGCAATGCTATTCTTTCGGGAAGCGAGGTAAAAACAACACATAAAATTGAAAACTTTTAATCGTAGACATTATGGAAAACTTAAATTTAGTAGAATTATTGAGAGATTGCCCTAAGGGTATTGAGTTGGATTGTTAATCTTGCCTCTCATCTCTTATGCTGTTCAACAATGCCAATTAAACAGTCAACATCACCCAGAATATAAAAGACCCCCACAAGCTATGTAAGCAAATACTTAAATAGACCGAAGCCCCTGCCATCATAACGATAGTAGGGGCCTCCTCACACAAACAACAAAAACAAAATCAAATTCCAGCCAAATCGGTAGCACGTCTTCTCACTCTTCCGCTCTTGCCAATCGCACCAATATTTGTTTTAATATTACCCAACAACGCAGCACGTTGCGCATATTCAGCCCAGTCGGGGCGGTTAAGCATCATCCACAAGCGGCGCACCTCATATATGATATACTGTCTCACCGCCTCCCTGAATATAGGAATAAGATGCTCTGTGCCTTCTCTCACCGGCGAAAGCTCAAACTTCAACTTATCATCAGCGTGCTCGCAGGTAAACTTCAAACTCTTCAAAGGAGCAAGCATCAGCACATCCGTCACCGCACTTCTCATATGGTACAACAACGCATCCTGTTGCTCTGCCGCAGTTTCCACTACCACGGCATCCACATCCTTTCTCTTCGCAGCCTCGCCGCGATAGTAGTTAAGAATGTTTATCTCTTTGATTAAGTCCTCTATATACAGTTCAAACATATTATTCAGTCCTTATCGGCTTTTTGCGTTCAAGCAACAGGCGCATCAACTCCTCCGCATCACTCGCAAATCTGTCACGCAAGTTCGCAACCTCGCCCGGCATAGTCACAAGCAACCAACCTTCAAGCACCTTATCGTGCAAGTAATTGCCAATAGCACCCTCCACAGCACTCTTCAAAGTTTCGGGGAAATTGCTTGCCGCCTTAACAACAAAATTACAGGTGTTATCGCTCTTCGATATTACACACACACCCAAGTTGCGCGATATAAGCCCCGAAACGGCCCTTTCAGCAATGTCAAGCTCATCATTAAGGATGTCGTTGTTATCCTCTCCACTCTGCATTATAGCCGCGTTCTGCGCCGCGTCACCCTTCATTCTCTCGCCACGGTAATAAGAGTTGGTGGCAATTTTAGCCTTGACATCACTCTCGCTTACCGAAAATGTAATTTCTTTATTTCCTTCCATTATCGTGCAGGTTTAATCCTTTTTTCCAAAACACTCTTTACACTCTGCAAAGCCCTCTCTTGTGCCAGGTTATAGCTTTCGGCACTTCCCGACAATCCAAACCACTTCGCCAAAACAAAGTTCTCCACAAATACCCTCATAGCACTCAACAGCACATCACCGTCGCCGCCCCAGTTGGACGGCATATAAACCGTAATCTCAATATTATCAGCTCCGGCAGTCGCATACCCATAACGCATTATCGTGTCCGACAGAATATGCGCCGCATCATCTATAATAGCAAATATAAACGCCTCGTTATCCTTTGTGGCAACGTGGGAATCATCCCCGCGTTCCATCTCCGCGTTCGCCGTCAGGCGATACACAGCCCTGGCAATCGTTTCTTTTGCTATTGTAATAGGTATCTCTGTCATTTTCAACTTTTTCCCAAAAGTAAACCACCCGCATAACATAAAGACTACAAAAAAGGGTAAAAGTTATGGGAGAGGCACACCCCTCCCATAATCCTGCAACCACAGGCAGAACTGCCAATACGGCATTTCATCTGTCAGTTTGTCAATGTCACCCATTGAACCTGCTCCATATAGTAACTCTTCTGCGCCGCGCAATAAGTCCTTTGGTTCGGGTTGCACAACTCGCACCTTCCCGTACATTTTTTCTCTTCTGCCATATCAACTGAAATGTTTAATAATACTGTTTCTTACCAATATGTTATTCTGCCAATTCCTCAACGCCTCCGTCAATCGAGGAGCCGACACCTTTCTTCCCTGCTGTCCGTGCCAATTTATGAACTCGCAAATCTCCTTTTTCAGTTCCTCGCCCTCCCGCTCATCGTTGGCCCACACATTAAACTCAATTTTCACAACCTTGTCGTACATATCAATTTATATTTGGTACGGCAGCACCGCCTGCCGGGGGAACATCACCCCTGTTAAACAAACTCTTCACAAAACCCACCCAGTTGAATATCTGCTCCTGGTTATCATTCGCCCATTTAAAAGCATCTACAACTACATCTTTCGTCTGCATCACCACCGATGGGCGTTGCTGCTCGAACACCGGCAATTCCTCCATATCTTTTATCATAAAGTCATAGAGCTTCTCCGCCTCGGCCACATCAAACTTCGCAGCCTGCAAGCATTGGATTTTCAAAGCAGCCTTACTTGTCGGTACCATACGTTGCAAAATCTCCTTGTTATACTTATCCCTATTCCACATAATCACACAAATAGTTCCGGGGGACAGAACCAACCATCCCCCGAAGGTTTTTACCCGTTGCAGCCGCAATCACTTGCAGGGCAAGGGCAGTTACGCTTGCTCACAAGAGTCACCTCCTGGGGGCAACGTGCGAACTGGCCTGTCAATGCACCGCTCACGAGATTAGCCTCTGCCTGCGCCCACGCATTAGAGTTCGCACCGGCACCGGCAAGAGCACCCGAGCGCACATCAACATACTGCACTGTCGAAGGAGCGTGGTAGTTCTGCCAAGTCTCACGCGAAGCACGCTCGTTGTACACAGCAGTTTCACGGCTCTGCTTCTCTGCAATACTCATCTGCACAAGCTGGTTCATATTGCTTGCAAGCAAATTATTAGCCTGTTCAGCCGCCTTTGCGCGAGCCTTCGATGCTTGGTTGATACCCCAACCAACAGCGGCAGCAAGTACCAATGCTGCACCACCAAGACCAGCACCAAGACCCACACCTGTTATAGCTGCGCCATTACCTCTGCGATAGCCACAACCCTCATAGCCGTAGCCATACCCTCTGCGGTTCTCAATGAGAGCCAATTCGCCGGGTGTCAAATAGTTTCCATCCATAGTTGTTTAGTTTAAAAGTTTCAAGGCCGAGAACCATTCTCGACGCGCAAATGTAGACAATGAAAAAAGTGTTGCGAAGCAGCTCATAACTACCTCGCAACTACTTTATAACTACTTCTTAACAAGAAGAAAGGGTTACAAATTGTAACCCTTTGAAATCTCAATCTCCTTTCAGCCTGTCAAGGCAATGCCTTACACTCCATTCGGCCGTATCATCTCTATATCTGTTCCTTATCGCACACACACTGCACCGGCGCATCTTCCCCGTCAATTCAGCAATATCCTTGTCGCTCAATCCCCGGCGGGCGAGCCCCACCACAAGAGCCGTGCGGGCCTGCACGCAATCACTCTCGTTCGAATTATACAATGGTTGTTCGGAAATCTCGAACTCCTCAATAACCACAGCCAGCACCCTTTTGTAGATAAATATCTTCTCTTTATACATTTTTAACTAAATAACAAAAAACAAATCACCACACTGCGATGTTATCTCTCCGTAAGCATCACAATGAGGTGTTTATCTTTTCTATTTAGCCGTGGGGAGCGTTGCCGCGCTCCCCGCTTTTTATAGAGTCTATTTCAAGATTTTTCGGTAAAGCAGATACAAGCACAGAATTATCGGTACGGCCCACATCACCCCCCGGCCAATATCCATCTGCCACTCCTCAATACGCGAGAGCCTTTTCTCAACCTCAACAATAGTGTTGATGGTGTCGCCTCTCTCTCGCCACAGGGTATCAGTCACAAACCTGTCACGATAGACATAGCGGTATTTCTCCTTATATATAGTATCGGCCAGTGTGTATACAAGCACGCTGTCGCGCTCATATATCGTGTCACGCTGGTACTGCGCGATATAAACGCTATCCACGCGCACATCGGTTACAGGAACTATCTTGGGCGAACAATTGACAAAAATCGTCAAGACTATAAGTGTCAAGACAAAAACTTGTAGATGTTTCATAAATCTTCAAGAATTTTACAAGTCCTCATACATTTGCGCCTCCCACTCCCTGCGCCTCACAAGGCCGGGGAGCTTCACCTTCTTCTTCGTCACAGGGTCGGTGCCATACACCCACCTGCGGAACTCGTTTGGAATCGTAGCGTCATTCACGTTGCGCATCAGTTTCTTGCGCAGCGTCGAGGTCGAGAAATGCCCTCGGCCCACATTAAAAATGAACGACACAATGGCATCCAATTGCCCGTCGCTCAACCGAGGATAGTAGGGCTCCTCGCGGAGGAAACTCTCTACATCCTCCACATCCTCAATAAAGAGCTCCTGCGCCTGCTCCTCTGTTATCACCATTCCAGGGCGTACACCATTCGTGTGGCCCCACCCGATAGTCCATTTTCCACTCGCACACTTGTAGGCTTTCAGCCGCAAGGCCTCCTCGTCTTTTATCTTCTCTTCTGTGTAATTACTTATCTCCATCTTCTTTATATTTTTGCAATAATTCCACAAACTTCCCTATATCTTTTCTTGCTGCCGCAGATATAATATCATTCAAGATATCAGGCATATCAACAACCGAAGATTTCATCTCTTTGTGTGTCTCCCACACGCTTAACCCCTCAATGCCAAGCACGCCCACTGAAAAGAGTATGGCACAGTAAGGTATATCGTACCACGTGAAGGCGAGGCCGACAACATCTATCAGCACACCGTACAACACCGTGCTATGGTATAGAATTAGCTTTATAACTGATTTCCGCAGCTTCTTACTTTCAATAGACCTCTTCAACTTGTACTCGGCGACGAGCTTAACAAATAAGTCTATTGCTACCGCAAAAAACACAGACACAAAACAGATGAATATCAGCGAGAACCCGTGCCCTATATCTTGAGTTAAATTCAAGTGCATCATATCTCGTAAAAATCAAGCATTAAATAATCCTTGTTGCACTCTGCTTTGTATCTCGCATTATACTTCTTTGCGTGATACTTGGGTAGGGGTAACTTGTCGAGCAACGAAGTAGCGTTAATCCTCGCCCAAGTTGCGCTCCAATATCTTTCCTCCCATTTCAATTTGCTATCGCTTTTGTGAGGATACTCCTTTGTGCCCTCAATCCAAGCCGAGAGCATCACGAAGTAAGGGCAACAAAACGCCTCTTTAACTTGTTTCACAAGCTCCTCAAACGCCTTGTCGCTGTTCACCGCCCATAGGCAGTTGTCAAGGTAGAGCTGAAAGTATATCGGCTCCTTTGGTTTTGCACACGCCTTCATCATTGCAAGCGTTTCAAAAACATCTTCCTCGTACACCGCCAAGCCGTGTGAAAATCGCCACTTGCCGTGAACGTAGGAAATCTGCAAGTTGAAGAGCTTAACGCCATCCTCCAACTGCTCGTCTATTGTCTTACTTTGGCATTTGCTTGTGGGATTGATTACCCACGCAAGGGGGCGCAACCACCATACAAGGCGGCCGCCCGTTGCGCTGTTGTGTGTTCCGTAAATCATATCAATTCCTCGTTGAGTTTCTCCTGTTCCTTTTTCCACTCCTCCCACGCTTGCACTTCTGCGTCTGTTGCCACTCGGTAGTGCTCGTTTGTGGCACTCACACCCTTGCCCTCGCGGAAAAATACACGCTCCTCTATGGGCAAGTTCTCAATATTCTGTGTGTAGTACACACCCTCTTTTTTCTTTAATGTATTCATATTAAGCAGATACTAATGTTATCAATGGTTGTGCTTCGAGTGCCGCAACAATATCGGCATCACTCTCCAAGCGTGCATACGCATCGGCGTGCAGGGTAATAGTAATAGCTGTGGTTGGTTTGGCTTTTTGTATCAAATACAGCACGCTCGCCTTTGATAGCGCAGGGCTGTCTTTAAATACAATATTACTTTTCAGGATGTTTATTCGCACCTCTTCAAGTTTTAGACATTTTTCAAACGCCGTAGCACTCCAAGTGGTTGTAGATATTATGGCACGAGGGTCTATTATTCGCAGATTGGGAGCATTACCAACAAACTGGTCAGAAGATGCTAAACCAAAATAAAATGTAGTTTCCATAGTATTCGCCGTTGTTATATGTAAATTCAGCGTTTCAGCGGCTGTGCCGTAAGCAAAGTAAGAACCACTAATACCTTGCGCGTTCCACATACCCCTGCGGCAAAGATTTGTTCGCACTGGATTGTGCGAGCCATACCCCAAAGGTGCTTTATCATTATCGTTAAAGTACCCTCTATTATATATAGCAAGCATCTGCTTTTCGGTAATATCACCAAGCCCGTTAAGGTAATAATGCCCTGCAAGGTGCTGCACGCTTTCTCCCCACGGAGCAGTGCGTTCAATGGCGGCATCGGTATCGTTGTACAATGCACCCGCTGCAATAAACAAGTCGCGCTTGGCAAGCGTACGCCCTTTCTCCATTGCAGCATCAATGGTATTGTACAGTTCCTGCAAGCAATCGTATGTATGCTTGCCTGCGAGAGAAGAACAGGTTCCTAACAGAGAACCCTGTGTTGTAGCCGACAATACCAAATTAGATGTGATTATATCGTTCAGCGTTATATTCTCGTCACTCTCCAACGCACGATACAAGGTATTGGATAAACGTGTGGGCATTGCAACAGAAACATTGCTATATGTCTGCTTTGCTGTAATCGACACAAACTCTTTTCCATCAACTTTATAGGTGTATATATAATTGTTCTCGTCATCGACAATGGGAGTATTCCAGTTGTAAACACCCATCCAAGCGAGTTTCGCGCCCGCAGGGATTTCTCTATCCCTTATGAGTACGTGATAAGCCTTTGCACCTGTCCATATAAACACCTCCTGTTCATCGCTCACATATTCGTGTGTGCCAAGCCCATAAGGCAACAGCACTGTGTTCTGGTAAAAACCATCGGTGGTTCGCTGCGAAAAACGGTTAAGCAATGGAGTATCGCCTTTCAATATCCTTGTTTCTTCGTTGGCCTTCCAATTGGAATAACCTCCTTGCGCTGTTATAAATTCGGCACCTTTTGTGAACATCGACTGCATACCATAGTATCTTCCAACCGAGACATCTTTCATATAACGGTGTTCCACGGCTATGGATATTTCGCCACAGTCAACCGCGAAGGAGGTGCATTCTTCAATCAACGGAGAGGAGAGCTGCCCTTCCAGCGAAACTTCTGCCGGGTCAAATATTGTATTACGCACCTTTATGGTTACCGTGTCGGCATAACAAGAGCCGGCTGAAACTGCTTTATCGTCGGCGTATATCGCATAGGAGTTGGTTTTTGCACTCTTCACACCCTCCTGGTTTGGGTAAAGATGATTGCCGCCTACAAAGAAAGAGCCACCGGTTGTTCGCACGGCCACCGGCCCAATCATATCACTCGCCTCCTGTGAAGAGAGGAGAACTGCAACAGGGCGGGTGTGGTCGGTAGAAAGTTTTTCACCTGTATTGGAAGCAAGGTACACACGCTTTATGCTGTAAAGCTCATTCTTCATTGTGTGGGCAAATTGAACTATGATGTCATATTCGGCATTGTATTTCGATATTACAAAAGCCTCGTTGCCCACCACTGTTATATAGTTACGTTTCCTGGGAATTACATTCAGGATTGACTGTTCGGCTTCGGTTGCACGGATAGTTTCGGCAGAGATTGCAGCGGAATTCTCTTTTGCCAGCTCTTCAATGTTCTGCTCTGTGTCGTTCCATTGCGACCAGGAATTATTCTCCGTGTAGTGTTCGCCACTGGGGTTCTCGAACATACGAAACATTGTACGGTAGCGCAATTCCTTTACAAGGTCGAACTTGCCTGTATCCTTAACATAGCGATATGGCGATTCGAGAACCTGCATCCATCTGTCAGTGGCGTAATGGATGGGAAAGCACTTCACCTCGCAAAGATGTTTGCCCACGTGGAAACGCCATACGCCCTCTATTTTTGAGGTCGAAAACGTGCTGTGCAATTTATCGAGTTCGGCAACAGCTTCATCCATATTGCCAAAACTGCCCAAGAACTTGAACGGGTCGGTCAAAGGATTGCTATTCTCGCTATCACCTTGCACTCGCGCAAGTAACTCTGTTTCCGCTTCTGTGGCGCGGGTAACTTCGGCGGATATATCATCGCCGAGGTCTTTAAGTTTCTCCGCACTTGCCACAATCTTCCACTCGCCCCATCCGTTACCATTTTGGAAATATCTCTCAACGGTAATCACATCCGTTGTACCAGCACTCAACACACCGTCTGTAAGGTTTAATACACCCGTTATGGTTTGAGTTAAAACATCATGCCGCGTGAGTACATTTAGTTTCATCTCGTACATCGAAGTATTGACAAACGCGCGATAAACACCCGAAATCTTTGCTGTAACCAACGCTGTATCTACTACGCCCTCGTTATTTTCAATAATAGTTTCGGCATAAGCAACAAGGTCGGATACTCGCATATTACCAAGATTGACAAACGGGTCGGTTGTCGCACAGCTGTTCTCACTATCACCCTGCAAACGCAACAAGAGTTCAGCTTCATCACCCTTATCCACCACATACTCCCATTCATCCACCATTGCATTGGGGACAACAACGCCGGAGATTTCCTTTTCTTTAAGTGAGAGTACTCTCACGGCCTTGCCTTCATCGCTTATCCACACCTCCATTCCGACACGCGGGTTAGGGATAGACATAATCTCTTCTATACTGTTTATCAACTCTCCCGCTCGGGTGGGGATGTTCTGTGCGTTCGGCTTTAAGGAGCCACCTACTATAATATCAGCCATTTTTTACAATACATATATATACATATCACCGGGCACCGTCATAAACTCGCCAAAGACTTTATAGTCGATACCTTTAACCCTCAACACAATATCGCCGTTTGCACCCATCAGCGAGGTGCCGAAGACATCCTTGCCGCCAAAACCATTATCCTTATATGCAGTCAAGAACTCATTACAAGGTATAAGAACAACAAGTTTATCACCTTCTGCAACCACAACCTTTGTCTTCTCCATTCTGCCCACAGGAGCCTCTTTAAGTTCACCGGCCATATCCTCGGTGATAAACTCATAACCGGGCACAGGTTCTTTTATTACCCCGTAATAAATTCTCGCAAACAAGTCTTTGGGAATATCCTCTACCGCATTAAAGGAAATTTCATAACCACAGCAGCTTGTTACCTCGCCACCTTTACACAAACAGTTGCCGATAGTAATACCCGTATAAGCATTGAATATCTGCTCTCTGCCGTTGAATAGCGGCTCCTTGTCGCGTATCTTGACACAGCACATAAGGTGCCCCCGCCCGAAGCCGGCATCAATAAAAGCAAACAACCGCTCGCCCTCTTCTGTCATAATGCGCACAAGCTCCCTTTTCTCTATATTTACAGAGAAAGGCCTCTCTACATAAAACTCCAAAGAATAATCCAGCTCCCTGTTATCGGGAGCCTTTACATTTACCTCTATTATGTAATTCGGGTTTATCATTTCAAATAAAGTGTAGCAAGTTCGGCAAGACGGTTCTTGCCATTATCATCTTCGAAATATGCCAAAACCAATGAGGCGGCCATATACACCACTGCATCAGCCGCCTTGCTGTCACCGTTGAAGGTTTCCTCCAACTTGGCATTGTAAAGCAATGTCGCAGTATCCGTTGCCGTTGCGGGGAGCACAGCAACCGTATTTTCGTTTTCACGGAAACATATAGGCGTATTAAGGCCGGGAGGTGTGTACGTGTTCATAGCACGCCTGTATTCAGGTGAGCCCTTTTCCGCAATATATGTAGCAGCTATATACCAAGTCGGCAACTTTACCGATATAAGAGATATAAAATCATCAGGTAAAGTTATCAACCCGGTACTCACCGAAACATTTGCCGTTTTGGGGTTTATCATCTTTCCCTCGGCCGACAGCATCTCCACTGCATCGGGCAAAGCCTGTGCAATGTAGTTATCCAGCTTTACATTATCCTCCGATATAGAAAAGTTGAAATCCGAGCCGTATTCATTCAGCACGGTTCTCACCCTGGCTGCAAGCGTCTGTTTGTCCATTACTTACTCCAATTAGGGAAATCAATACCCAACTTCTCGGCAGTGGCTATAACACCCTCCTTCTTGGCAATATCTTTCATTTCCACGCCCTGCTCCAAGAGATAGTTTCGCGCCTCCTGCAAGGTGGTAACTTCAAGAATTGCATTTGCACTCTTCACAGGCTTTGCCACCTCCTTGCGGGCAATAACCTTTATTACCCCCTTCTTGTATCGTGGCGTCTCCTCTATGGCCTTCTGCAAAGCCTCGTCGTCTGTCTCAAAAGTCGCGGGGCGCATACCAATAGAGTTTACAGTGCCACCACTGAATGTCACACGCTGTCCCAAGAGAGATATGCTCAACTCTACGTAACCAAAAACTCCGTATAATACTTTCATATAGTTCAAGGATTATGGAGGGCGGTTGCCCGCCCTCCTGTTAATTACTCTGTTACGGCAGAACCGTCAACCCACATATGGCCGTGGCCCTTCAAGCACAAGGCATCGATATTCATTATAATATCGCGTTTTGCCTCTTCGCCCTCCACGTTCTCGGTCTTTGAGTCCTCGTTCTTCATCCAGTAACGTACAAGGCCGTTAGTGTCAAGGATAGCACCCTGCTTCGAATAACCAAGGCGGTCAAGAGTGGGGTCGTGCACGAGCATCAAATCACCAAACACGGTATGCAGCTTGGTACAAGCAATGCCGAACACCTCACTGCCGGTCATTGTAACATCCTTATGCAGGGTTATGTCAATCTTCTGAATTGCTTTAAGCAGCTCCTTGCCCATCAACCAGATTGCCTGTTTCGAGCCGGCAAAGGTCGTGAACTTCTCTGTTGCAAGGTCAATAAGCGACTTGAAAGTCAAAGGACCCTCGGGAAGCTCATACTTGCGCTTAATCTGCCAACGGATACCCTTGCTGAAATAGTCCCACTGGTAACCCATAGAGGCATCCATTGCCTTCACTTTGAATTTACCACCTTGGCCCACCCAGGCAGTGCGGCAGCTTTCAAGGCGGAACTGGCGCAAGATAGCCTCTGCAATCTGCGACTTATTGAAGGGGATGCGTTTCTTCTGTGCTGCAAAGTAAGCACTTACAATGCTGTTGCAAAGCTGCTTCTGCAAGAATATACGCTCGGGAACAGGGTTAACGCTGTCGGGAGCAATGAACTTCTGTGTCTCGTATGCTGCGGTAGCCAAGCGCACAAACTCTGTTCCCTGGGGAATGGCGGGCATATTGCAATACTCGTCGGTAGGGTTTGTCTTGGGGCCGTTCACCGCCATAAACTGGGGATTGTTATTCTGTGTACTTGTACAGAACACAACGAGGTTCTCCTCAACCTGCGTCTGGCCTGTGGGGTCATAACCGTTCACGCCTAACACCATAGCTGTCGAGTACTCGGGGAAGAGTTTGCCCTCCTGCCCATTGAACTCAACTACTGCATACTGGCTGCCACCGTCGGCCGCCTTTGAGCTCTTTGCACTGTGAGGCTTCTCGTCAATCATATAGTGGTCCACCTCAAAAGAGGTTACACGCACCTGACGTTTCACACGGCGTTTAATGGTGTCAACGATACTCTCATCGCTCGCAATCTTGGTAATGTCCTCGTCAATCTCGGGCTGAATCAAATCATCGGCTGCCTCGCTCATATTCGACACGGTTGTAGCCTCACCCAACTGCTGTGTTGCAGCACCGGTTGAGCCACCTGTCGCATCGGGAGCACCCGAAGGAGCAACAGTTACCGCCATTGCAAGACAAGTGCTGCCACAAGCCTCGTCAACAAAAAACAAAATCACACTCAACACCCACAAGAATGTCATTATGGGGTTGTTCTTCAAATAATCAAAAAACTTCTTCATACTTTAAACAATGGTAAATTATATTAGTTGTACATCAACGCATCAGCGATAAGCCCGTTGCGCGGTTTCTTTTTAGGTTCTGCAATCTTCTGCGAGCCCAACCCTTTGGGTAATCCATCCCCACGGTCATCACGCATCGAATTTATGTTGGTATTTTTACCCTCAATCACACCGGCATCATAGGCATCCTTTGTGTCCTTGTTGTAGTTGATAGCTCTGTCGAGCACCTCACAAGTCGCAGGAGTAATTATGCCGTCCATAATGGGCATCAGCAACTCGTCAATCTTCGCCCTGAACTCCTCCGAGTCAATCTTGTGCTCCTCGCAATAGCGGTCTATCACATCGTCGCTCTCATCAAGGTTCTTGTCAAGCAAAGCCTTTGCCTCCTCTGCTTTTGCCACCTCAGCAAGTCGCTCTTCCTCGCCGGCCATAAAATCCTCATACTCGGGAGTTCCCTCCTCATAACCTGCGAAGTCCTTGCCGAAATAGCGGGCAAAGCCATTGGCGGCACTTCTCTTGCCATCCACAAGGTCCATAAACACCTGCGCAAGTCGTGGTTCCTTCTGGAACGCATTAACCAAGCGGTCGTTCATCTCCTTGTCTTTCTTCGCTCTCTCCACCACAGTCTGCACGATGTCCATAATGTCGGCATCCTCCATATCCGCAGGGACAATTTCCATCAGCATAGCACGCACTTTTGCACTATTGTCAGGAGCCTCTGCCTCTTGCAATGGCTGGGGTGTCACATCTAACTTTTCTTTATCCTCCATAAGCAAAAAATTTTGCCCAAAGATGATGCAAAAGCCTCGCGTGATAGTTACAAAAAAGGGGAATAAAAAGACAAAAAAGGGGAAAACTGCTGTCCCACTTTGTATTTGCGAAAATCGTTGATATTTAGCTTTGTATAGCCTAATTCAAGTATATGCCAAATTACGTTAATTCCATTTTGTGCAAAGACTTGTATGCCGAGTTTTTGCGGATACGAAAAGAGAATGAAAAGGAAGGTCGCTACCTTACCCGTGTCGAAATTTGCGAAATCATATCCCGCCTGCCCGCGCCCAGGTTCTATATAACCCCCGCCACCGCAATATGCAGTGCGATACGCCCATTGGGAAAAGGAAGGAACCTCCAAAGCCACGGCCGACGAGCACAGATGCACCGTGAACTCTATCGTCGATACGTTGAATTACGCAAGGAATACAACAAAGAGACGGCATTGGAAATAGCCATTCATCAACCCGCACCATCATTCTATTTAAGCACCCGTTCCATATGCAACCTTCTGTATGATGCTGTCCGAAGATAAAATCATAGAAATAAACAATCAACGGCTGCTCGAAATAGCCGCCACCTATAACCAGATAACAGGAGAAGGTTGCACAGGCGACAGGGAACATATAAAAATTCCCGGTTGCCCCATACCCGAACTATGGCTCCCCACAGCAATGCTCCAAGAGCCCAGGGTAAAAATCCTTATCGAATTAGGTTTTTCCGGTATACTCAAAGCATCCGAAACACCCATCACCCCCTCAAACCTCAATCAATTATGGGAGGAACTCTCACGCATACGCATAAAATACGATTTCGAGTTCTTTGCGGGGCTATGCCTATGGATAAGCGCAAAGCGGCAGGGTAGGGACATTCTGTTCAAACTGAACCGTGCACAGAGATACTATCTCACGCAGCTCGAAACACTGCGCCTTGCCGACAAGCCAATAGATATAATCCTCTGTAAGGCACGCCAGTGGGGTGGTAGCACCCTCACACAGTTATATATGCTGTGGATACAATTAGTTCACCGCCGCAACTGGAACAGCGTAATATGCGGTGACGTGGAAACACAGTCCCGAAACGTAACCGGTATGCTCGACAAAGCAATGAAGAACCTGCCCTATTGGGCTTTCAGGGAAGTCGTAACAAGCTCCCCCTACCAGGGCAGCACATCAACACGTGTAATCTCCATAAGCCAATGCCGTTTTACCATCGGCTCCGCACAGAAACCCGACAAGCTCCGCAGCGACGACATCAGTATGGCCCACCTTACCGAAGTCGGCCTGTGGAAAGCCACCAAAGGGAAAAAGCCCGAAGACCTGGTGCAGTCCATCTTCGGCTCCATAGCAAGCGGCCCCTACACAATGCGAGTATTGGAATCCACCGCTAAGGGCGTAGGCAACTACTTCCACCGCACCTGGCTCGATGCCGTAGCAGGGAAAAACAACTTCACCCCCGTGTTCATCCCCTGGTTTATGATAGACCAAGACTCCAAACCCGTGAAAGACTATCACACTTTCATCAGCGAGATGACCGAACGCGAGCACTACCTCTTCTCCCTGGGCGCAACACTCGAAGCCCTCAACTGGTACCGCGACCAAACCCGCGAAATGGAAGAATGGCGACTCTGTTCCGAGTTCCCCTCAACCGCAAGCGAGGCATTCCAGAGCACCGGCCGAAGAATATTCAAGGAATCCTATGTCGGGAACGCACGCAATAGTTGCCTATCCCCCTGGTGGTATGGTGATATAATAAGAGGGAAACTTAAAGAAGAAAAAAAGAAAGACGAGAACCAACTGCAAATATGGTTAAGCCCCGAAGAGAGCGATATGCGCAACCGCTATATTGTCAGCGTCGATGTCGGCGGTGTCAGCAGCAAAGCCGACTACTCCTGCATCGTTGTTGCCGACCGCCTTGCAATGCTCGACGGCGGAGTACCCGAAATAGCAGCCTGCTGGCACGGGCACATCGAACACGACAAACTCGCCTGGAAAGCCGTAGAGATAGCACGCATCTACGACAACGCACTCCTCGTCATAGAGTCCAACACCTTGGAGACCGACAGCACCGAAGGCGATAACTTTGAATACATATTAAGCGAAATCGCCGGGCAATACCACAACCTCTACTGCCGCACCAGCGAACAGGAAATAAATCAAGGCCGCCCCCGCCGTTGGGGTTTCCACACCAACAGCTCCACCAAGCCAATGGTAATAAACTTCCTTGTGAAAGCCCTGCGCGACGGGCTATACATTGAAAGATGCCTCGAAACCACCTTTGAACTCGACACCTACGAACTCAAAGAGAACGGCAAGGAAATGGGAGCCGTCGAAGGCAACCACGACGACCGCGTTATGGCTACCGCCATACTTGTGTGGGCCTGTTACGACACCCCCGTACATCGCAAATCCATCGACACCGGCCGTGGCAAGAACAGAACCCGCATCATCAGCGAAGCAAGTATATAAAAAGAAAGCGTGACACACAGCCACGCTTTCAATAAAATTTATGCTTTCCTTTACGCTCTCTTAACCAAGCCATCATCCGGCTGCGCATTTGCATTGTCCATAGCCATTTGCATTTGAGGGCTCATAGGAACACCCTCAATGGGGGCCCCCGCCTGCATCTCGGCCATCTCCTGTTCCTTCCTCTTCAACGCCTCCAAAATCTTTGTAGCAAAAGGATACGAAGTGTTTTCAAGCATCGTCTTCACATCAATAGCCTGTGCACGGAACAACTCCATAAGGAAATCATTTGCCACCATCTGGTACGCAGGAGTGTTGTTGCCATCTGTAATAACCAAGTCAATCTCCGCAGCTCTCACAAGTTTCGGGTCGAACCTCTTTGCCTCCTCGCTGTAATCCACCCCCGCAAGGTTTATGTAACGCTCTTCGGTATAGAACTGCTGTATCATCTTCATCAGCTTCGTATCGCGCCTTTTCCTGAACGCCCTGTACGACTCAAAGATACCTTTCAAGTTCAGCGAAGAATTCTGCACCTGCTGGGCATAAAGGCTCGAAGGAGTGCCGCTTCGTGGAGCCTGCCCCTGCATAGCCGAGTTAACACCCGAAATCTCGTTAATCAGTTTCAGTTGAAGGTTCAACAGTTCAAAGTCACCCGCCACCGATGCACCGCTATTATACTGCTGCACCACGTTCTGTATATTCTGCCCCGGCTTCAACCGCGCAAAGAGTACACCATTATAACGTACATACTCGTCAATAATATCCTCGCGGCTCATACCCTCAAAGGCTTCATCATCCACAATAAGCACACCCTTTGACGAAGTACCACGTATAAAGTCTATCAGCGTCGCCGTGCGGTTAATCGTTCTCTGCTGGTCTATAAACTGCTCCACATAGTTAAGCAACTGCCCCCACACAAACACAGGAACACCCAACACATAGTTATGTTCACCGTGCCAATAAGGAGATTTACCACTTTGCAGAACGTGTCCCGTAGGTGTCAAATAAAAATACTTCCAATAATTCTCCACCTTAAACAAGTACTCAATCAACGGAATATCCTCCTCTGCCATACCCATAGCCAGGCCCTCTTTTATTCGGGATTTATTCTCCTCGTCAAACGCACGCTTAACTTCGGGCGCGTAATCAAGGTAGCCCCATTTGCCACTCATCGTGTCGTGGTAATAATAAGAGTCCTTCGTCATTCTCTTCCACCCGAAAATTACGCGGCACAAATCCTGCTGTGTCGAAGAGAAGAAATCAATATTCTTGTTTTTATCCCCCTGCATCGCGTTGTAATCAAGGAAAAGAGCCTTATCCACATCACCGTAAATATGTCTTATCTTCTCCTCGTCGCCCGGTCTGTGCGCAAAAGCCGAAATAACCTCTTCGAGAGGAATGTCCATAATCTCGCCAATATGCGTAAGGTCCCACATACGCACATCTTCAAGGTTCGTGTTAAAGAACATCCTGTTCGGGTTCGTCTGGTACACCCACACATCCTCCCTGTTGCCCATTGCCGGGTTTATGCCATACTCAACACGCTGGGGAGAAAAGCCCGCCACAAGAGCCGATTTAAGCGTGTTCGCATCCAACTCCGAAAGCTCGTTAATATCGTGCACATACTCAATCGCCACACTCATCATTTCACCCACCTTGCTCTCCTTTTGGTCACGCACGGCACACACTGTCTTCGAGTTTATTGTACGGAACTGTCCGTCGATGTTATTCAGTATAGGCGCAATCATATTATTCTTCAAGGGAACCTTGCCATTCTTCTTTATCAGCTCCCCCTCGGTCATCATCTGCCCACTGTCCGGGTCTCTTATCAAGTCACCCCATTGGTCGCCATAAGCATACATAAACGACCTTCGCGCCTTTCTTCTCACTTCCGAAAGAGAGCTCCAATGCGTATGGAACTCCTCCAACACCTTCAAACTCTCCTGGCTCGGCTCGCCTATCTCCACGATAGGACGAGCCTTCTTCTCCTGCTTTACTCTTTTTAAAAACTTATTCATATTGCGTTTCTCTTAATTTATTGGCAAAATTTACAATATCTTTCTTCAACGCATCAAATCTACGCTTTTTGAAATTGTAATCCGACGAACTCTTGTATCCCTTTGCTTTTACGGATTTCACTCCATTGTAATACTCAAAACCTTTGTAATATTGATACCTCACTCCTTCCGGCGTCGATAGAATATTCCTTACCTCGGTTGCATAATCCACCGCCGAGCGGTTTGTTTTAAGGAACTTCAACTCTTCATCAACTTTTTTAAACTCTCCCGAAGCCTCATACTCCCTGATAATTTCCATATCCTCGGGAGCAATATCCTCAAAAGCTCTCTCTTTATACATCGTTTCAAAGCGTTTCAGGTATTTTTCCTCTACTTTTGATTTTTCAGCATCACTATACATCCAGTTAAAAGCACCGGCATCTCTTCTGCGCTTATAAATTGCGTATCGTTTTGCGAGTTCCCTTACATCTGTCCGTTTTGCCTCGGCCGCATTCATACCAAGTTCATCCAAGTAGAATTTGTCTATTTGGCTCTGTGGCACCTCTGATAATCGCATTACAAGATACCCGACCTCTTGCGCGGTATCCAGCTCTCCCTCAACCATATCAATTATTGCAACTGCTGCGTCAATAATATATTGCGGGGAAACGCCACTATAACAGGCCATTAAGCAGTTTACAAGGTTCGATATACCCCTTACCTCATCACCGGCAATAAGTTCCTGTGTGATTTTGGAAATGTCAGCCATAAATGGAGAAGAGAATGTTGAATTGTAGAACTGTTGTTTTGCGGCCATATCAGCTGCATCAATTATTATATCTCCTGCATTCAGTCCCTCCAAAGGAGAAAGCGCCATTCTCGTTACGGCATCTTCAAGGATTCTTTCCTTCTCTTCATCATCATCTCCAAGTAAGAAATACCACATACTTCCTCCCAAGTTCCACAATAACTGCAATCCATATCCAAACATAACAAAGTCTGCAATGCTTTTCCATTTGGCATTATTATATGCACGGGTAGCAAATTTTACAGCATCCCCCTCACTGACACCTTCCCGCACCATCTGTTTTGCCATAAATGCGATACTTTCTTCCTTGTACCCTTCCTTTAACATACGTTTCAGGTTGGCTATCGACTGCAACATTATGCGCGTATATCCGAATGAGTTATTCCTGAACACCGAAAGCGCGCTCGCTACAACAGTCCTGTCTCTTTGCAATCTCGAAAGATAAGCCCCCTCACTGCTTTGTTGTGTCGCATTATAAGCCTCGGCAGCATCTATCAGGGCTTTATCTTTTGCTCTCGTTTCGTCATATCCCTGTTCGATGTACTTTTCCAGCTTTGTATCATACACTGCCTTTGCGCCAATAGCAACCGCCAACGCATCAATTCCCACGTTTGGCATCATTGCTATTTTTTGCAACTTTTTTAAATTCCTACCGCCCCAATCGACATCGGTGGGCAGCAGGCGAGTGTCACCAATATTTGCATTCTCTACACGTTCAAGATAGCCAGGCAGGTTCTTCATTGCCCATCTTATCGAATCAGCAGCTTTTACGATAGACTTGCCAAGATTAACAATCCCCGCTTCATTGATGAATGCCGGCAATGATAATAGCTGCTTAATAGCAGTATTTATTCGAAGTGCAACTTTCGATAATGCTACACCTCTTGACAAATTGGTTATTATGTCATCGGCGCTGCCTTTTTCTGTTTTTGGTCTATAAGTGCCGGATGCAAGAGCGCAGCAGTCCTTGAAGGTTTGCCATATCTCTTCGCCATTTCCGTAACGCACCGATTTCATATTTAAAACCTGGTTCTTGAAGTGCCGATAACTCAAAAGAGTGTTTATATCCCTATTGAACTCTGCAAATGCCGCCCAATGCTCCATCTGATGCAAATGGTCTATTACTACATTCAAGGCATTCGCGTCAATATCAAGTGGTTTATTGTTGCGCACTCTCTTCTTTATAGCACCGGTAATGGTCGAAGGCAATACCTCTTCCTGCTCATACTGCGAAATATCCTCCTGCTTATCCAAACCTCTCTTATTGATTACAAGCGGGAAATAAGAGTCGATATTTGCCATAGCAGCTCCAAACATACGCTCGTGAACCTTATTATACTCCTCTCGCTTCTGTTGCAAGAACTCTTCCTGCATCCAGTCTGCAAGCTCCAAGAAACGGGGGTCTAATTGGGAGATGATACTCTTTATTTCCTCTTCGTTGATATGCATTCCGCGAAGTTTCATACGGCCGTCAACCATTTTGTTCACCATATAGATATACATCAGGTTGCCTTGTGAGAGTTCGCGTTCTTTCATCACACCATTATCCCAGAACTGAACCACCATTTTAGGCAAGCCTTCTGCAAGGCGTGCAAGGTCATTATATTTAACCCCGCCACCAAATATCTCCGAAACCTTGTTGTCCAATACACGTTTGTTCTCACGCATATTTCGGTACTCGGTGTCGTTCGCCTTTTCAAATTGCGGCATAAACCTCCTGTATAGATAGCCCTTGCCATCCACACTGCGTTCACCAAATTTTTTCAATAACGTCTGGAATGTAGAAACAGGAAGCATTAAGAAACGTGTAACAGGATTTTTATACACAAGGAAATCTGTTATTTTATCCTTTATGGTAGGCTGGTCGGAAACCGTGCCGGCATCACGCCCCAGCATATCGCTGTTTGCATTGTGCTGAATATCCTTAACCCTGTCTATCTCACTCTCACGGAACTTTCTCGCCTCTTGTATGCTGCTCCGTAAGCTGGTACCAAAGTTGCGTATAATGTCATAGTAGGCATCTACACGCTCTAATTTATTCGACAAAATAGCCTCTTTTGTCGATTCCACCATTTCCTTATAAACTTCCGAGGAAATTTTGCCCGCATTGTACTGTTCCTTTATCTCTTTGAGCATCACTTTAAGAGATTTTTCCTCCTGCTTGCTGTCTTCGATGCTCTCCTTGTACTTCGATGCCAGCTTATAGCCTTGCAAGTCAACCTCCGCGTTCTCTGCAATAACAGCATTCGCATCTACCATATTACTGGTAGCCTCGCCTATACGTTCAGCCAGCACCTCCTTACTCATCTTTATGCCGTCCTTAAAGGCCGCTAATATCCTTTGCCCTTTAAGGTCAAGCCCTGCTTGCACCTCTACGCCGCTTGCATTTACCTTGCTTGCTTTTGTTTTTAGCTGTTTAGCAAGCAGCGCATTACAAGCCTTTATTTGGCTGTCAACAAGGATGTCTACAATCTCGTTAGCTTGCGTCATCAACTCTCGCTTGCCCACAGCACGGTGAATGGCACCTATAAGACGCTTCACCTCTCCACGTGAGAATGCATCCACAATACTACTGTTTATCACTATATTGGCAAGATGCATAACCCTCTGCACTGTGAACTTGTCATAATCCTTTTGACGAGCAGCTGCGCCACGTATTATTCTCGCCGCGCTCAACCCTTTTGTCACATCCTTAATAAGGTTGGTCAACTGCTTTAAGGCCGACAAACGCAGGTCGTTATCCTCGGCATTCTTCTCCGAAACTTCAATCAAGCCCTGTGTTATTGCTTCTTCGAAGGAGAGTTGTTCTCCTCCCGCTCTCTGTTCTTGGCTTGTAGGAAGGGCGTTAAACAAAGTCGCTCCTCGCCCGACGGTATGCTCTCTACGGTTCGCTCGTGTATCCCCTTCATTTTCTCCATTATCGCGTCGGGTATTATCTCTACGTCCTCCTCTTGGTTCTTGTCCTTTTCCATCTTTAATGAATTTTACTATTGGTTTTATAAAATTGATAAACTCTCGATATTGCTCTGTCGCATCTTCCTTTGGCTTAAATTTACCACGTTCCAATATATCGCGTATTTCGGTGTCAGTAAAGAAATATTCTAACTCTTTTACAAGTCCCTCTTCGGCCACCTCTTCCGGTTTATACCCAGCCTCTAAAAGTTCTCCTCTTTTACGTTCTGCTCCTTCACCAAAGTAAACCTCAAACACACGCTCAATCTCTTCTTGCGAATAAAGTCCTCTAATGGCTCTATGCGCGTTCTCGTGCCAAAGATAGCCAATTATTTTATCTTCGGAAGCGTTTATATCAAAAAGTACCACCTTGTCAGCATTAAGCGAATAAACCGCATATCCCTTGCTGAACAGCTTTTCAATCTCTGCTATATCCTCTTCTGTAAACCCGGCACTTTCGAGCTGCATCCTCAAAGTTTCAGCACTCTGCACAACCACACACTTGGCAGCACCCTTGTGAGTTCTTCTCCAATCCGATGCAAGCATTGTGGCACGCATAAACTCCTCGGTTGCGGGTGTTCCCTCGCGGAAGAGAATATTATTATTCTCTACATCAAAAGTACCCTCATTGTCTGTGGCCGATTTTATTTGAGAGGGTTCGGTAGCAAGCACTTCTATATCCTCACGGCTGAAACGGGAATGTGTTATATTGTCCGCATCTCGAACATTCAAGAATACTTCCATAACCTTGCTCTCGTCAAGTTCCTCAATATCTTCAACACCCTGTTTTTGCATAGCATACTCGGCCGCCTCATCCCAATTACTTGTAAAATAAGCACCGCGACCCATCGAGCCATCCTGCATTTCAAAAGTTGTAAACTCTTCTCCGGTCCCGTGATACACCACCATAGGCTCGCCGTTCACATCAACAACTTTTGAAGCATTTGTTTGGAGAATTGAAACCAATCGCTTATCTTTGACCTGTGAGAGAGGTGAATTATTCTCGTTCCCGGGATTTGTTATTCCGGCGGTTAATGAGATTAGTTCACCTTTTTCTATTTGTGTCAGTTTGTGGTCGTAATAACGCTCGCCCGTGGTGGAGTTCGCAACAACAGCTTTAACCGTATAGTCCACGCCTGCGATTTTCAAACCACACACATAATAATCATAAGAAACCACATCAGGATGCTTGCCCTTCTCCGCATTCTCAGCAGTGTCGATATAAATTGAATTTTCAATTATCTGTGGAATAGCAGCAACACTCTGCAACTGCTCATTGCTAACATCGTGCGATGTAACCTCTTTTATACTACCTTTTGACAACGAAATAATATTACCGGTATCTGCATTTATGTATTCTCCACGAAGAGCCAACCCGTATTTTTTAGCATTATCACGATAAATTTTCACATCTTCGTTTGTTTCAATTTCATTACCTGTAATTTCTATCGGTTTACTCTTTTTGAGTTTCTCAATACGAGCCGCTTTAAGCCAATCACCGAACCACTTTTTAAACGCCTCGGTGCGCACCTGCACCCACTGTTTTGGAGTGAGCTTTGTAGGCTTGCCGTTGGGAGCTTTCATATAGGACCCATCGGCCTTGGCGCGGTCAATTATCTGCTGCTCCTCGGCACCCTCCGCCACATTAACACTTTCAGCCTGCACCGGTCCATAGTTACCAACACCCAACTCATATTGTTTGGCCACATCAGCAGCTTCGCCCAAAATGCTGCGGTATCGGCCCGGCTCTGCAAGGTTTTCATAACTGCGCCACAAGATATAACGCAGCTCGTTGTCAGTCAATGGCGCATCGAGCTTAACACCCGCTTTGGCAAGCATATCAACAAAGAACCTCTTTACCTTCTGCCACCAAGAACTGCGCTCGGCATTTTCAAAGTTGGTATTCTCCGCAAGGCTCGCCAAGTACTCCTCTGTGGCCGTGCGTGTCTCGCCGTCGTACTTCTCCATTGCAAGGCGGTCAATCTCCGCACGAATCTCCTCCGATGCGTTGTAGTAAACATTATCGAGGAACGTGTCAAAGCTCTCTCCAAACAACTGCCTCAACCCGTAGTGGGCAACAGCCTCGTGCAACAGAGTCTGCTCAACGTCAAATGTGCTTCTATGGTTAGGGATAACAATAGTTATCTTGCCTGTACTCTTTGAATAGAAGCCCTTTGCACGCTGTTTCTTACCCTCCAATGTACTTGCATCAGTTACAACCTCAACATTGTCAAGATGCAGTTTCTTCGCAAGGCTGTCCACACGTGCAACCATTCTTTTACGTTCACGCTCTGCAAACTCCCTGCGCTGCTTTCTCGTTCCTCTTGGTTTACCGAGTGCCTTTGAAACAGGGTCGCTCTCCAAAGCCAACTCATCATCGCTATTTGAAAAGTTGTCTGCCACCTCCTCCGATGCCCTATACAGTTTATCTCCTTCCTTCGGGCGTATCTTGTAGAAGCCGCTATTATTCTCCGCTTTACGCTCTTTAAGGTAGGTCGCAAGCAAATCACCCTGCAACTTTTCTTTGGCCTCATTCTCCTTGCGGAATCTCTCTGTAAGTTCCTGCTGATACTCTTTAAGATTGTCTATCTTCTCTTGGATAGCGGCAATAGCACTTTGAGCCTGCTCGGTCTGGCGCACAATGTCATCAACAATTACACCCTTCTTGGCAAGGTTCTCTTTCTCCTGCTCAATATCATTTACTATTGTTTGCAAGTCTGTCTTTTCGCGTTCGAGTCTATCTGCCCAATACGCATCACCTTTCTCCGCCCATTTTTCATACTGTTTAATAACGTTTTTCTGGCTTTCAAGTTTGCTTATCAACTTATTGTAGGCCTCGTATTTGCGTGTTACAAATGACAAATCCGCCTCTATCTGCGTTTTCTCCAACATCAGTTTCTCCCTCTCCTGTATGGTTACAATCTCTGCACGTACAGCAGGGTCGGTAATTAAAGCTGTTTTCAGTTCGGCGGTGTCAATATCACTTACATCCAGGCTCTCCGCTCCGCTTTTCATAGCTTCGTTGTAGAGCCCTTGCTTTAACTGCAATCTTTGGAGCATAAACACATCCACGCTGTTATTTGTAAGCATATAGTTGATGCGGATATTCTCCCATTTATTACCCTGTCGCCATCCACGGCCCTCAATTTGTCTTAACTGTGTAAAGTTCCACGGCAACGAGAGTATATACATATCTGTGGTATTGCCTTGTAAGTTCAATCCCTCTTTAATTGCAGGGCTACCGATAACCACCTTAACCTCGCCGTTGTTAAATGCAGTCTGTATGTTTACTCTCTCGTTATTCGATGTGGCACCAGTGATAATACGCACCTCGTTGGGCTTAAAACCGCTCTCCTTAACAAGATAGTCGCGCATCATCGGGAAGAACTCAACACCAACCTCCGAGTAAATAATCTGTCCGGCATCGGGCCTGTCCTTTTTGTTTTGCTCTATCATCTTGATAGTCGCATCAATCTTGGGAGAGTTCTTTACAAACTCCTTGTGGTCCTTCGGGTGAGCTCCAAGCAAAGGTGTAGCATAGGGGGAGAACGCCGCAGCTCTTGCGTGGCTTATACCCTGTAATACAGTATCATTGTCATTTAGCAACTCTTGCGCTGCATCAATAGCTTCTGCTGTAAGTTCGTTTTGCGCAAACTTATACTCCTTGTTAAGTCTTGTAGGTCTTATAAGTTCCGGGTTGTCCTCCTCGCCTTTAATATCTATGAACTCGCTCAACAACTGCTGGAAAAGGCCATTGTTCCTAAATCTGCGAACATTTGTCTTCTGCACAGGTCTATTGTTTGCACCCATTTCCATTTCATTGTCAGCCTCCATAAAGGTTGCAAAGAACTGGTCCACATTAAAGAAGCCTTTGCGTTCCAACATCTTGTTTGCCACCAAAGACAGGATAGAGTAGTATTCAAGCGGCTTATTCGTGAATGGTGTCGCACTTAACAGCAACACATTTCGGCCGTCGTTTTCCTCTTGTATGTATTGTGCGGCAAGCCAGGTTTTAAGGCCTAAATCCGATGTTCTTTGGCTCTGGCTTCTGAAATCCGAAGAAACCGACTTGTCGAGTCGCACTTTGCTCACGATATGGTTTGCATTATGCACCTCGTCAACGGTAAGCCAGTCAAAACCGAAATCCTCAAATCCATACACGGTTTTAACACCACGTCTCATTTTACCTTTTAGTTCCTGTTTCTTCTCAATCTCTTTCTGAATATCACGTTCGCTTTGATGCTTCTTCAAATCCTCTGTGATATACGAAAATCTGTCAGCCAAGCGATTGTAAGTATCATCGCTGAAAGACATTGCTTTTAAGCCCTCATAAGTCACAAGAGTAAATTCCCCATCGTTAACCTTGAAGTCTGTCAAGTCATAGCCTGCACCAAGATTACCCAAAGTATTAACTGTTGCTTTGGGCAATACCTCGTTTATCGTCTCAATCCATTGCTTTAATATGTTATCATTGGGAACAACAATCAAAGGCTTCTTGGCAAATCCTCTTGTCATAGCCTCGTGCATAGCAAGGATGCCCGAAAGAGTTTTACCAAATCCCACCTCGTGAGCCAACACGCCAACACCTTTTACAGTCATACGACCAATGCCGGCAAGCTGCACATCTGTCAGCTTCAAAGGCTTGTCTTTGAAAATCCTGTTTATGGTAGAGAACATCGGCACCTTTGAATAATCGGGCCTGTAAACCGAGTTGTATTCCCTGTTAAACGCTGTCACAACCTGGCTTTTTGCTTTGTCCGAAAGTTCCTCGTTCAAGAATTTTACAAACAAATCGTTTGCAACTCTTTTTCGGCGTTCTCTAATACGTTGGTTACGGCGTTTATCCGTTCCGTGCACCTGCTCATTATTGATATAACCAATCACTTCCCAGGCAGAACTATCACCGAACGCCTGATGAGGCAATTTACGACAGAAGGCAATAAACGCATCTTTAAGCGAAGAAGAACCATCTGCGGTATCAATGTTGAGGTTCTTTACAAAAGTGGTATTTGGCGAAATAGTAATCTCGCCCAACCCTTTACGTTTAGGCAACACGCTTTCAAGCAATCTTTTCTGTTTATTGTATTGCTCTTCGCCGTATATGTCAATAATAATACTCCTCTCTTGCTCTAATTGTGCGAGCTTGTCATAAATATCACCTTCGGCATAATAGAAGTCGTGAACAGCTCTTCCGCCTATGTAATTGGCATATTTCTTATGAATAGTGGGGTTGTTCAGCGTCCCGTCATATTCCGTGTCAGCAAACGCCTCTACCTCTCCCTCGCTAAATTCGTGAGTGAACTGCGACGAAGTGGGCACGGTTTCTACACCTCTGTTAAGCTCTACTTTGTATTTGCTTGGCTTGCTGCTTTTCTTTACAGGCTTGCTATCTGCTTTCTCACTCTCAACAACAGACTTCGCTTTCTCAATACCGCCGGCTTCTTCTATGGCCGCTTCAATATCATTTAAGTTATCATTGTTCTTTTCGATATTCAATATGTCGGCCAAACGCCCGGCTCTCTCTCTCCTTATAGCTTCAAGCGCAGCATCTATATTGCCTTCAACATACTGCTCTGTTCTGCCGTAACGTCCTGTGCGCTCTTTTACATCACCCAAAACTCTTTCGGGGTGCAGTTTAAAGTAAGGAGCACGCTCAACAACCGGCACAGAACTATCCTTTTTGAGGATAACAATATCCGTACCCACCTGTGTAGCCTCAAAAGCACCGCTTGGCAATCTATGCGCCACCTCTATTGTATATCCGCCAAATTTCGTATGTCTGTCAATCCAGGAGCTCGGCAGCACCATTGCCAATACGCCGCCTTCTTCAAGCACGTCAAGCGAACGCTTTACAAAGTAATCCTCATATCGCGCAATCTTGCTCTCTTCTCCCAAGCCCTTATACAAGCCTCTATGCGAACCATAAGGAGGATTACCTATAACAAGATTAAATTTCTTCGGTAATGGTTTTTTATTACCGCTCTCATCTATAAACTCTGTCTCAAACGAGCGCAAATTAACATCAATGCCGGGGTATAGTATTTTAGCAATGCGGGCAGTTGTGTCGTTTATCTCAAACGTTTGAATTTCCGATGTAGGTATGTTATCTACCGCCTCAATGAAGTTGCCCACGCCAACGCTCGGCTCCAACACTCTGTTTCCTTTTGTACCCTCATAATATGGTGCAATAAGCATATTCACTGCATCGACAATTTTGCCGTCAGTGTAATACTCGTCAAGGATACCGCGCCCCTTCTTGGAAACGCCGCCGCTCTTGTAACCGCGAACAATAGTTTTTATATCATCTGTTACCTCGCCTGTGATTACAATCTTGCCATCAACAATATCAGTAACAGACGATACAATTTCGCCTATCTCCTCGTTTGTGTAATTCTTGTTTACATCATACTGAGGTCTATCACCAAGTTTGCTGCGGCCTGTTCCAGCGTTCCCCCGCTTGCCTTCGCTATTCTTTGCAGGGTGTTGTACAGATGTTCGGGCTCCCACTTGCTCAATATCGGATAGCTTTTGGGGTTCAGATTGAGCTCTGCTATTATCTGTTCGGGAGTTTTCTGTTCCATATTCAAATAAATTTAATTGGTTCGGCTGTGAAGTTACTGCTTTTTTCTCACTCTTTGCAACATTTTTGATGCGTTCCTGCGCAATTTCCACCTCTTCGTTCACTTCTTGCTCTCTTGCTATGGTTTCAGCAGCAGCAATAGCATTGATGACTTGCTTGTCAAAGTTAGCCACATCAAAGGCTTGTACCTCATTATAAGGTGTCATTTCCTCGGCAAAGCCATTCTCTGTAATTTCGGGCAACTCTCTTGCTCCGTTATAGAACGCTTTGAGGTATGGACGTATAACGTCGCCCAAATCTGCAATCATAACCCTTGCAAAGTCTGCAAACGACTTCACACCTCGGTCGATATGGCCGACTGCAATTTCCAAACCGATGGCAAGAATTTCGGGGTCAATGCCGATGTTCATCTGCCCGCCCAACTTCTTGCGCAGACGCTCTTTGAGTTCAGCCATACGTTCATCGCTAACAAGGCCTACCAGGCCCTCGTTTTTGGGTTGTTCTACGTGGTCGCTCAATTTGGCTTCGCCCTTTTTGTTGAGCTCACCGAAAAGGCTTTCCACGTTAACCTTCTGCGGCTCCACTGTTGCACCAACTTTCGATATATCGCTCCATTCAACAACCTCATACATAACAGGAGCCATACCAACATCGAGCACCGGATTATGCGCACCAAACTCCTCAAAGTCGTGTATGGTTGCCTCAATCGGTTCTCTTGTTCCACTTGCGGGGGTATAAATAACCTTTTCACCAATCTCGTAACCGTTAACACCGTTCTCTCTCAAAGCCTCATACTCACGTCTGCGTTTCTCCTTTGCCTCGCGCTCAATATTGCGTGTCTTAATCTTGTTTTCAAGAGTAACGCCGACCGCCTCCAATGCTTCCTGCATACCATTTAGCGGGTTGCGGAGAATGTCGAGCATTTCTTCCGGGCTATCTGTGCTATATCTGAAACGAGCATCGCCAATAGGATAACCACTTCTTACATCGTCACGGCTAATGGTAGTGTAGCCGTCTTTATCAACGTGTATAGAGTATTGCCATACGGGGCCGTCGACTGTCTGTTTGGGTTCTGTAAAAGCGACATCACCGTTATTTACAGCCTTTATATCATCCATCGAAACAAGCTCAACCGGTTCTTGCGATACAAGGTCTGCAAGATATTCGCCAAAACGAATAGCATCATCCTCGCTGCGCATCATAAAACCGCCCTGCTCCTTATCCCACCAGCCTTTATATTCGCCGCGAACTAATGAATTAGCCACACGGCTTTGTTTAGAATTTAGTTCTGCGGGAATCTTTAAAAGGAACATATCAAGCACCTTGCCTTTCTTGGTGGTGTACTGTGCAGGAGCGATAGTGTACTTCGCATCTTCCGTTGTGGTGGGCTTCTCCTTTATCTCTCCCGAGCTGTAATAAACCTTTCCCTTTGCATCTCTTATTTGGAACTCTGCACCCTCATATAACGCAGAAGGCAATTTTTCAACAAGTGATTGCAACTTCTCTTTTCTCACCATAAATGCACGCAGCAATCTATCAACTGTTGCTCCCGTTGCAAGGTTTATTGCTACAAACTTCTTTTCACCGGCTAATTTTACATAAACATAAAAGTTTCTTCCATCATCAGGAACTTTGTTAAGCCATTCCGGGGTGGTTCCTGTACTATTTCCGGCATTTGAAGATGTTTTTTCGCCACTTTTTTGCTTTGCCGGTTCAAATTCCGCATCAACAACATAAATATCCCCATCGGCGTCAGCAAGCACATTGCGGGGGTGCAAGTCTTTTGCAACAATCTCTCCATTGGTATAACGGCCATTACCCATAGGAGTAAAGCCAAGAGCACCCATATAAGCGTCTATCTCTTCGTTTGTAGCCACACGGGCACCCGGCACATAGTCTTGTGCAAACACAGGCCATACATCGCCATTGTTGCTAATAGCGGTAAAGCCTACCAAAGAATATTTACTTTCGGGGAAATATTTATTGTGCAACGCCATCCTGTTCAACAAGTCAACTATTGACGGCGTATTCATACGGTTGTTAACCTTGTATATTACCCGGTTCTCCGTATCAACGTATGTATCGTGTTCATTGCCGCTTTTCGAGGGGCGGTCGAGCTTGAACACATCATTAAAGGGTATCCACAAACCATTCTCTTGTGCATACTCTCTTGTAACGCGGTTCTCTATTTCGCGTACATCTCGGGATAGCCCGCCCTGTGGCGTTCCTCCATCAGCTTCGATTCTTTCTCCCAATCGAGCGGCTGTTTCTTCCATTCCTCCAATTTGCGGAGTTTGCGCTCCGTGCTCTCCTTGTGGAACTGATTGAGATACTTGCCCTCCACGGGAAATGTTAGTTTCATCGACATTGTTCTGCTCATTTTCTTGTTGCAAAGTTAGTTCATTATTTCCATTCTGCAAAGCCAACTGTTCGGAAATTCCGACAGGTTCAGTTACTTCTGTCTCTCCTTGTGCAACTGCATTCTCGCTACCGCCTTGCACATTACTTGGAACCGTTCCTCCTTCGTTCCCTGCTCCAACAGGTTCAACTCCTGCGGCATTAACAGGTTGTTTCGCTTGCAGTACATCACGGCCTCGGCCAGTGCTCTCGCTTTCTCTTTCGGTGTCATAATTTACTTCGTTGTTATATTCGTTTGCTAAAATACTATAATATTCCTGTTCATCAAAGTCTTTGTAATCCTGAATGATGCGGGGAACCACACCCTCCTCGTATGCAATGTAATCGTCAAGTTCCATATCATACGTCTGCTTGATGAACGATGCAATATCGTCGCGTCGCGCATCGGCTTCGGCTTGCGCTCTCTGTTCTGCACCACGTTTTGCATAAGTCTTGGGGCTGCCATCGGAAAGAACCGATATAATCATATCCCTTATATCCTGTACATCACCATTAAAGCCGGCACCCGCAAGTTCATCGCCGTAGTTCTCTGCAATAATCTCCGCAGCTCTCTCTACCGACACACCGCCTTTGTCCTCGTTTGCGATGTATCCCACAAGTTTGCCCTGCTCTGCATTCCCAAGCCCCGTTTCGCGCTTAAAACTTTCGGGAGTAATCTTAATTCCACCCAGGTAGGTAGATACAAGCTCGTCGGGAGTTATCACCTCCTCAACCTCCACAGGAGCATTGGCGGCCTCTTGCAGCTCACTTCGGGTTATCTCCTCTTCGCGGAGTTTCAGTTGGTTGTAGTAATCCACCTTTGCCTGCACCGCATCCCTGCGCTGTTTCCATTCAGCCTTTGCCGCCTTAAACGCAGAAATGTCCGTGCCCATCTTCGGAGCCTCATTATCCACCTTTTTAAGCTCGCTTTGCGCCTCCTTGATGTTATTGTCAATAAACGCCGTAATCTCTTCGGGGGAGAGTTCGTTAGTATGCAGCTCCTCCAAAGTCCTCTCAACGGGCACCAGGTGATAAGCCGTGCGGGCATTCTTCCCCTTCCCCTCTATGGGAATTTCAGTCTGTCGGGGTTGTTCGTTATTTGCAACCTCGACCGTCGGAACCGGCTGCACTCCGTCGAGTTCCTCTCGGGAGAACAGCGCAACCCTCTCCCCCTGGGGAGTGCTGTATTGCACCGATATTTTCCCGTCTTCGTTCTCCGCCTCTACAACAATACCTTTCAGCGTCTTGCCATCGACGGGCACGGCCACCTCCTTGTTAAGAGCATACGGGTCGGCCACTCTTGCTTTGTTAGCTTTGTCAACCATCGCCTGTATGGTCTTTTTGGGAAGCTCCATACTCTTGCCGTCAACAACCGCCTCAACAGTCTCTCCGTTATCCTGCACAACCTCGATACTCTTCTTTGCACCCTTGTCGTCAATAACAGAGTACACATCGCCGGGAGCAAAGCCAAGAACGCCGTTTATTTTCGCCTCCTCCACTTTGCCATAAGTGTTTCGTATCTCTTCGGCAAGCCGTGCTTTCTCGGCGGTAGCATCTATGGGAGTCGTTATGCCTTGCAGCTTATCGGCCGAAATCATCTTGCGCTCCCCGTTGTCAAGGATAATCAAATGCCCGTCGGGGCTCTCCACAACACCGTTCTTGTCCTCCACCTTGCCCGAAAGAACAAATACAGTTCTTCCATCCTCTTTCATTGTGGCCTGCTGTATGGTTCCGTCGCTTCTCGCCTGCCCGTCTATCATCGCATCACTCTCGGCAATCCTGCTGTCGATGTCATCGCTCACACGTTGCGTCATACCATAGTAGAATGCTTTGGCGTTAACGAAATCAAGAGCAGTCTGTATCTCCTCGTCGCTTGCTCCCGCCATCTGCTCAATAGTGGCAACAGGATCATTCTCCAACCCCTCTATCGCCTTATCCGAGAATACCTCTACCACGCGCTCGCGTGCGTTCTCCATAGCAAGTTTGGCATCGTTCATCCCTTTCGCATCGGTGGTATTGTAGCCGGCATCGTGCGCATCGCATGCCTCTTTCTCGAAAGCCGCTCTTTCAAAATCCTCGAAAGAGAAACCATATTTGGCCTTGATGTCACTCGCAGGAATATCTTTAACCTCGCCATTCAAAAGTACTCGTGCAGTCTTTTGGTCTTGACTGTAACCAAGAACCTCGCCTATGCCTACCTCGTCGTTTTGCTGTATTTCAGCCACAAGCACAAATCCCTGCTCCTTGCGTCTGTTTCGATTTTGCTTATACTCAATAGACTTGCTTCCGGCACCAAGCACGGCACCCATAAATAAACCAGCTGCTGCACCATCCATTCCGTTGCGGAAAATCTCCGTAATAGTAGGGTAGTTCTCCGGGTTTTCATACAACATTGGCGTCATAGTCTGCAAAGCTCCGGCCACGAACTCCGAGCCGCCCTCTGCAAGCATATCGCCCATATAATCGGCGACATTGTTCTTCGACAGCAATTTGCCTCCAAGCTCTTTGTTTGCTTGCGATAGCAAATTTTGCATCTCTTTTTGCGCTTTCGGGTTCTTCGCCACAGCCTCTAATAGCTCCTTCGATATTTTGCTTTTGGCTGCGTTAAATATTCTGCCGGTGTAACGCGAGAAAGGAATTTGTTCTGTTGCCAGCTCTATTGCACCATCAACAAGTCCGGCGGCCCACACCTGCTCGTTGCTTGCCCCCGCCTCACGAGCTGCTTGCATCGAAGAGCCCATTGTAGAACCTGTAAGTGCCGCCATATTAGCGTAACCAACACCTGCACCCAAAACCGGGTGTATCATTCCCGCACCCATAGCAGCGACAATGCCACCCATTTGCGGAATAAGATTGCCTATCCAAGCGCCGGTACCTTTTATTGGTTTATGTTCCGACAGAGCATCAGCAGCTTCTGCCATCACTTCGTCACCCCAACTCTCCGTTAAGGCCTTCTTGTTAAGTATGCGCTTTGCCTCCTCTCTGTCGCCGTTAGTCTCCTCCAAAGTTTCACGCACTATATTTTCAGCTCGTTTCTTTTCATCAAATTCGGGCAGAATGGTATCAATGACATTGCCGGCCGTAATCATTGGCCCCACAATAGGGATGCGTTCCGCAACTGCACGGCCTGCTGCTTTCCACCACGGTGTTTTCTCCTCTTCCGGGAGCTCCTTGCCACTGTTAAGCAATTCAAGTGCACGCTTTGCATCGTCTTTGCCACCGCCATACGCATTAGCCACTTCCCCGGCAAAGTACTTGTTGCCTTGATACAATGCATCTGCACCTTGTTTAATACCACCAGAGAAGCCTGTAACGTACTCCGATTCCTCCTCGATAGGCTGCAATGGGGTAGTGGGGGATAACTTCTCCCCCATCAACTGCGCGCTGAAACTATTATAGTCCCCCAAATCATACTCATTGCTGATAGCATTATATAGCTTCTCGCGCTTTGCATTATCCTCGATGTCACGTTGGAACTGCTCAAATGTGCCCATATCGTAATCTTGCGATAGGGCATCGTATAATTTACGCTTATTGTCTTGCATATATATATTAGTTCATCGGGTTAGTCTTCTTGCCGCCACCCATAGGGTTAGCTTTCTTTCCTTTCACATCCTTTGCCCCAAGGTCCTTAAAACCACCCTGTGTGCCCAGCAAACCGCCCGCACGCTCACCGGTAGCAGAAACCTTATATTTGCCCGCTGCCTGGTTGCGCAGGAATTTTTTTGCTATCAAGATGCGGGCATCCGACTTTTCATTCAAATAGCTTGTCTTTTGTCCTGTGGGTTTGCCGAAATCATCTAATATATCCCTCTCAACTTCCGCACGAAGGTCGGGGTCGGTGGCAATAGCTTCAAGATATATACTGTCGTAATCTATATCCCCTTTCTTGCCGGCGGCCTTTTGCGCTGCAATAGCCAACTGTTCCTTTCGCAGCTCTCTGTCCGCCTCGTCTCTCTGCACTTGGTAATCGTAGTTTTTCTGCCAATTCTCCTGCGCCTGTTTTGCCTTTGCCGCCTCTGCCGCCGCACTTGCCTCTGCTGCCGCAATATCCTGGTTCATCCTTGCTATCTGCATATCGCTGTTAAACTGCGAGTGCCTTGCCGCCATTCTGTCCTTTGCATACTGCGCCTTCATTGCTCCGGCTCTCTGCATCAGCTCCTCTTTACGCTTGCGAGCCTTGCCCATCTCACTCTCACGCTCTTTTACTGTCAAGCCGCCGTGTAGTTTCAGCGCGTCAAAAGCCAATCCCGCCATATCGTTGAATATCGCGGCTCTTTGCTCTCTCTGCGCCTGCTTCTGCTGGCGTTCCAGCTCCTCTTGTTGTGCCTTGTAGCTCTCGTCAACTCCACCTGCATAGTCAGGTGCTTCGGGTATCTTTATATCTGCCATAGCTTAAAATTTACCTGCTCCATTACGGAAATCCTCTAATATGTCACCCCAATGTGCATTTGACACCGGAGCCGCCGTACTTCCGGCTGCACCTGCTGCACTTCCGGCCGCTCCTATTGCTCCTGCTGCACCACCTGCTGCTGCACTTGCGCCACCTGTGGCTGCCATTGTTATCGCCTGTTTAAGACCGTCAATCGAATTGTTAAGCAAAGCCTCTCCCGATGCTTGGTCTGCTTTCAGCCTGTCTTTCTCCTCTTCACGCACGCCTGCGTCAAGAGACAACTTCTGTGCATCCACATCACGTTTTATTGCGGCTCCCTGTTCAGCAAGGCCCATAGCTGTATTAGAAACAGCATTTATCCCCGCCTTTTGCGCCTGCTCCACTTGGCTCCCCGTTCCTCCGGCGATAGCCTCACGCGCTTGCGCTTCCTTCACACGTTCATCGGCGGCCTCCTTAACCCGCTTCAATGCGCTCTGTCCTTCCACAGAGTTCACCATATCCTGGTAATAGTTTCTCGCATACCACGCCTCATTGGCCGCCTTCTCCTCACGTATTTTGTTCTCTTGCGCCTTTCGGGCCTTTCTGGCTTTGTTCCAGCCTATGAATCCTGTTGTCAAAGGACCGCCAAACATTGTCGCTGCGGCACCTATCGCTCCTGCTTTATCGCTCATAATTCTTTTTCTCCAAAGGTGAAAAGACTCTAATAAAAGCGAGGTATAAAAAAGGGTAAGAAAAGAGCAAAAAAGGGGAAACTTGAAACGGAGTGACTATTTAATAGTCATTTTGCGTTATTTTTGCGTCATTAATAACTATTTAAATAGTCATTGCATAATCAAGCTATTTATTACCAACAAGATAAACTGACTAACCCAAAAATGGCGAAGCACAAGCAATACACCCCCGAAGATAAGCTGCGAGCGGTAATGATGTACCGTGAGTGCGGCAGTTTGGCACAGGTGGCCCGCGTCACCGGCTTCCCACGCACCACCATAAAGCAATGGAATGAAGCATTCGACGAGATACCGAAAGAAACCAGCATCGAAGTCATTGAGGCCGAAGTCGTGCAGCACGTCGCCGATGCAAAGAGAGAGTTTCTCAATCAGCATTACAAACCATTGTCCGAAGCCTTTGGCACCGCAGTAAAGAACCTCCTTGACGATATGAAACTTAAACCGCCGACAGCCCTTGCCGCCGTTACCATCGCCGAAAAAGTCGCCAACATAATCAAACTGTTTAGCACTGCCGAAACCACGGGAGCAGCGAACACAGAGAACCTCCTCGATATGTGCATAAAGAAAATAAATGGCGAGAAATAAACTCAAAAAGGCAGCCGTTCGGTTTTTCCGAATAACTGCCTCTCTTTTTATTATATAGAAAATATTTTACAAATATTTCGCGTTTTCCCTTACGGCGAATTTTGCTTATCTCTCACAGAATAAGACTATTATAAAAACGCCTAAAAAGTAAATATATTTTACAGCAGACGCTTATTGTCGATACCTTCAACCACTTCGAGCTCCACTTTTGATATTCGCCCCAGGAACATTGGCGATGCAATGGCTATCGCAACGTACCTGCAACTCCTTCCCCTGCATCTGCCAGTTACAAAATCCCTGCGTATCTCTCCATCATACTCAAATTCCCGACCACCGAGCAAATGCCAATACACACCATCGTTCGAGCCCAGGACATAGAAATATAATTCCCCCGTCCAGGTTCCCCGCAACGCTGCCTGCATCACTCTCTTGGTCCCCGATGTCCCTATCTTTATAGGCCTTGTTATCGCATATATCGCCTCTCCATAGTAATCAATAGGCTTTGTTATCGCCTCTCCAAAGTAATTATCAATCCACTTGTATAGCTTCCCGCCTTCCCAGAATAACAATTCAGGGTAAGAGTCAATCATATTCTCATACACCTTGTTCGATACGCTCCAAGCACCGCTATCAAGGCCGAATCTATAAGAGTATCCCTTGTTCTTATTCATCACGAATAACTCATTATAGAGATAGTTATACCCAATCTTCGCATCTCTCATATAATCCGCGAAAGGCACAATCTCAATATTGTCTGTTATCGCTTTTTCGCGCACTTTTGAAACAACCCCGGCGTACTCATCCCGCCATCCGCGCAATTTCTTCGACAAGTCTGTTACCTCGCTGCCCGTTAAAAGCATAAGCCCGTCAATAGATGGGAATACCACACCTCCTCGCACAGGCTTAACCTCCCCATTGCATACACTTCTCGATATAGGCACCTGGGAACTGTAAGCAACCTTTCCCGATGTATCCACACTCATAGCCCAAATGCCTTTATCGGTAAACACATTCATCGGGTATTGGCCGAACTGCCCGCTCGATACATCCTCGGCCGACGAAGCAACCGCCCTTATCTGCCCCTCAAATTTATATCTATCAGGGGAATAAAAGGGATTATCAACCGCCGACACATAAAGTATATCTTCGCTCTTCTCCACGCCCGTTGCATCAGGAATGACACCATCCCAGGCCTTCATATCATCTACACATATAGGTTCAAAGTCCGCAAGGTCGCCAACCTCATCCACACTTAACAGGTTGACATTTATCAACATTCCGGCTGTCACTTCGCCAACCACCTCTACACCAATATCGGCCAATGTCGTCTCCTCTATGACTACTTCACCTCTTGCCGATACCTTGCACGTTCCGGACACGTCTGCCACCTCTATTGTAATAGTATCGCCGGGAAGAGTGCCAATATTGGGGAATTTTTCATTCACAAGTCCCACCAATGTCGCTTTATCAACTTTCGCCGTCTTGTTCGAACCATACATCTCGCCATTCTCATCCTTTTCCTGTATTAACACCACGGGTTCCACATTCTCGTCATTCTTAACATTAAGATAGAATGAAAAACCGGCCGAAGGCTGTAAATCATACGACGCCTGTTTTCCCGCATCTACTAATATTATTTCCACGTGGGTTGCTCTCGGATCCGGGTAGGTTATTAAAGGCGAAAGATACTTTTTCTCTTTTATTTTACAGCCGAGCAGGCTGGGAGTTTCCGTCTTAACCTTCACCTCGCCCGATGAAGTCTTAACGGTGGTCACAATGACAGCCTTGCCCAAAGGCTCATACTCCTCCTCCAATCCACGGCTTTGTAATTCTATATCTGTATATCCTTGGGCCAAAACAAACTCAACTCCCGTTCGATGCATACGCCTGTTATACATTGTTGCCACACGCGACGATTTAATCCTGCCGCTATCAATAAGACTCTGCAATGCAGGCTGCACCGCCATATTTGAAGGAGAAGTATCCTCTATATTAAAGGTTCTTTTACCAACCAAATCATATGACTCTACGCGATACATATTACCGCCAACCAAATCCTCCTTTACGAATTTAAACTTCCGTCGCTGCCATTTTACAGCTTTTGCCACGCCTGTAATAGTGTTAACGTCATTAGCTTTTGAAGTACTCACCCAAGCAGTATCTAATTTCGAGTGGAACATCACACTGCCAGTCGAGAATATATCTACGCTTGTTATTATACCCTCCCATTTCTTAAAGTCATACCCTGTAAGAGATGCCTTAATATCCATCGCTCTAACCGTCACGGCACGTACAGACGGCCTGCCCAGGGTATCGCTATACGCAAATCCCGATGCTACGAAATTGCCTCCACGGGCACCATCTGCTCCATTATAGATAAGATAATAAGGCGATAACTGTATATAAGAGCCATCAAACAGCTTTCCTGCAACCACAAACATTGCAGAGTCCACATACAACGCCTCTTTATATATAATATCAAGAGCCTGGTCAAAGAATCCGCCCTGAACGTGATACCACGACAAATTAGTATCAGCGGTTATTATATAATATTCGTGTTGGGTTTGCAGGTACTTCACATTCTGCTTTACATCAAAGCTCGCATAAACCTCTCTTGGCAATTCTCCCAAGAACTCATATCTACCACCTCTCCATATAGCATATTCCTGGGTGTCGTTTCTGTATATACATACAATATTCCCGCAAAATTCAATATTGGTAGCGCCTTCGTCGCCAAACGGAAGTTTCTCGCCACTCTCAACATCGTATATACCATCCTCCTTCACGCCAAGCAACTTCCCCGAAAGGCCGTGGCTGTATATCTTTTCGTACTCATCAATATCGATGCCTTCGGGGAAAGATATATTCACCAAGTCGCCATCAACGTGACGCATATTCAACAGCGTATGCATATCCCCATCCTGCGCCACATTCGCGTCAGGGGTATTTGTCATACCGCCGAACCGTATATCTATTCTTGCCATACTATTATTTTTTAGCGAAAATAGATATTCCCCCCATTTAGAGGATAACAAAAAAGGGATTACTTGTCGTACAACACCTTATCAATCACCAATCTTGCAGCAGCATCAATCTTATTCTCGTCCTTGCGCACATATACATTCGTCACGGCCATACCGTTGGAATGCCCAAGCTCATCGGAGATAGCATCCATCGACAACCCGCAATCATTATAGCCTATTGATGCAAACGAATGTCGCGCCCAATAAACAGATAAACCAGGGATAAGAGGCTTTATCTCTTTTTTCCCGCGCTTGCCGTATGTAGTTGTACCAATCTTTTTAAGCTCCTTGTTAATTTTCGACGTATAAGATGAATGATTGGCATATTTGTCCAGAATGTTAATAAGGTAGTTCTTGCCCTTATACTTGTCAAGCAGCTCCTGTATCTCCGGCTCAATTTTAATAGAGTATGGCTTCTTTGTCTTATGGCGCGTATATATTATACGCCCCTTACGCACATTGTAAGCAGTAAGATGAGCGAGGTCTATTATATTGATACCGCGAAGGAGAAACACCAGTTTAAAGATGTCGAGATATTTAACCTGATAATCTTCTACGGGGAAATTCCAAAGCTCGCGCATTTCCTCCAATGTAAGCGTTTTGTCCGGCGTCTCACCGCCTTTAATCTTGAATTTCCTGAATGGGTAATTCCTTGTTAAATCCTCATCTATTGCATCATTAAACGCCGCCCGCATATACCTGTAATGTATGCACTTTGTATTCCTTGAATGCGGGCACCACTTGTCAAAAGCCTCCAACCATTTAGGGGTTATATCCTCAAATGTCACAGTGTCAATGTCGCAATACTTTTTAAGAGTACTATATGTAAACATATATGTCGTATATGTTTGTCCGGTTTTCCTTTGTGCGTAAGAGCGGAAATGCTCTCCAAATGTTACTTGCTTAACCGCTTCGCCCTTCTCCTCTGCCTCTATCAGCCGTTTAACCTCTGTCACACTCATACGTCTTATCTTCTCTTGCCACTCGAAGAGCTTACAGTCTATATCCGATTTGCGGGCAATCAACTGATTGTTCAGCATACCTGCGCGAGGATGCTTTACCACCTTTACTCCATCCCATTGCTCCGGGTTAAGTTTCACGCCCAATGTCATTAGGGCCGATTTCCTGTTATGCGTGATACTTAATTTAAGCGGGTAGGGAGCTTCCCCGCTTCGCTTGTCTAAAAAAAGTTTTGTTGTTGCCATACTATCATTTTTTTTGCAGGATATTTGCAGGTCATTTGCAGGTCAAGTGTTCAAATATATGCTTTTTTATGCTTTTTTGTGCATCTTTTTATCGTTTTTTCTTCTTAAATAACCCGTAAAAACAAGAGAAAAAGGACTGAATTTCTAACGTAATTCGTTGATTTTCAGTCCTTTTTCTCTTTTGTACGCCGTCAGGGACTCGAACCCTGGACCCATTGATTAAGAGGAAGAAACTGTGATTTTCAACGCATTGTAAATCAAATATTTATTTTGTTTGAAATTTTATTTGCAGGTCATTTGCAGGTCAATCTTCTAACTCCTCACATCTGCGTGCTTCTTCCTCTTCTTGCAGAGAAAGAAAATTCCACGCATCAACAATTAGTCTTTCCCGGTTCTCTTCTGTCTTGTCTTCCTTGTCGAAGAAGGTAACCTCTGCAATGTGCTCGCGGAACTCCTCGAAGTCGCAGAAGTACGCTTCCCCATAATCGCGGATAAGGACAAACGCCCTGGGAAATGGCATCTGCTGGAAACCCAGCTCTGTCAATAGAGGTTCAAAGAGCGATATGCCCGGGGACCGCAGAGCAAGAGGGTAATCAATAACAATACCCACAAGGTGTTTTACCCTGCTTTTTTGCTGTGCTAATTGGTATCAAGAGAATCTCTCCTTTGCAACTTCCCAACCCTTTGCAGTCAAAATGTTTGTGGTACCTCTTTGCGTACTTACCTGTGCAGATATACACTTTTGCCTCTTTCTTTTGTTCGTTAGCATTCGCGTTTGTACAAGAATAAATACCAAGAACTGAAACAAACAATGCCGAAATAAATAAAATCTTTTTCATAATCTAATCCATTTAAATATTAACATTTATAACATCATACTATATATACTATCTTCCAATCCTGAAACTACCAACAATGTCATAAACACTTATAATATCCTCGGCCTTCAAGTATATCGGTCCCCTGCGGTCATTGTCAGCCGTCAAAGTATAACTACCATCTCTCTCCTTGGCAAGATAGCGAAACAACGTGTGCGGGCGCATAGTATCCACCACATAAGCACTGCCATCGGCACGAGCATACGAAATATCCGGCAACTTGCGCAGCACAAGGAAGGTTCCCTCTCTATATTCAGGTTCCATTGCACGAGTATCCACGCGCAACAAGAACACACCCTTGCCCCATATCTGCCGCAAATCCACCTCTTCCATCTCCTGTGGGTAAGCGTGCCTCCAATACTCCAAATTTACATCAGGCTTTTTGGCAACCTCTTCTGGTATAAGAGGCAACACAGCCGCGTCGGGAACCTCTATCACCTCGCCACACCTCGGGCACTCAATATCCACCGTCGCAGGCAACGCGCACTGAACGTTGTTGTTATTACCTATTACATAATTATTATTCCCATTAACGTTGTGCTGCTGAACACCGGGAGTGCTTTTGAGCATTTCACCCTCGCCATACAGAAGCCACTCTCTATTTATTTCAGGAAATGATATGATGACCTTGTCAATTATACCATTCCCGCAGGGTCTTTTCCCGCTAAGGGTTCCACTGAAATTAGATTGATTGATGCCAATTTTAGCAGCCATTTCAGTTTGGTTTAGCTGAAAGTACTGCATTAACCTCTTAATTCTTAATACAATTCTTTCGTCTTTCATAATCTACAAATTTTAGATTGGTTCTAAATAATTCATTTGAATTAAAATATTTCATTTGATGACTTGTTGGTTTAATTCAAATGACATATCTTTGCCCTCGTAATCAAACGGAATACTTATGACTTCCGATTTGGGAACAACAAATATAAAGATAAAAACAACAGAAGCAAACAAAAAGAAATAAAAAATATGCCAAAAACGAGAAAAGACATTTTAGTGCCCCACGGGGCAATTAAGAAATTAGCCGAGCAGTTCGGTTGCAGCGACAAATATGTATCACATTGCCTTCGCGGGATGTACGACACTCCCAAGGCCGAAGAAGTAAGAAAAGCAGCAAAGAAACTATGAGACGACAAAGAACCCCCAAAGTATCACGCGAACGTGCCATCACAATAGCAATGAACCACAACTGCGTACCCCGTGGCATCGCCGAGAGATACACCGACAGCGAAGACAACTCAAATTAAAAGCCGATTTCTAAAATGGAAAAGAAAACCTACTACACCGACCGCCGCATTGAACTCCTCGCGGCCTACTTAGCCAAAACCCGCACAGCCTTCTATTGCGATGGCCGAATAATAGAGTTCGAAGCCACTCCCAAATTCATAGAAGATATGGCGGCAAGCAACGAAGACCTTGCACTAATCCCCTTCGTGGTACGATGAAGTGCGAACAGTGTCCACTTGCAATAAACTCCCTCAACGGAAGATATTGCACAAAAATCAAGAAATATGTCGAATACAGTAAACATCCCCCCTGCAATCAACCTCAACAAAAAGTATAGTATTGCCGAAGTAAGCCGCATAACCGGCAAACACCGCAACACCATATCCAACCATATCAATGCAGGATACATCAAGGCAAGGGAAAGCCGCAGGAACATACGCCCTGCCGCCGATGGAACCCCACGCAAAGCGGTTGTAATCCTCGGCCGCGACCTGCAAACCTACCTCAACACTTATTAAGCTGCACGAAAGCAGTAGTGTATCGGCGCACGGCAAGAGTCCTTTTTCTATTTTCATTCTCTTGCAAGAGTGGGTTCGACTCCCACCCCGCCCTCAAAAAAGTTCATTGACATAATTACATACCGCCGGCTCGACAGGAAGAGCCGGCACCCAAATATAACGTGGGTTGTAAATCCCACAGAGTTAATAACCACATTATCCACCCTCGGCTGCACTGTTTATTATTTTACAATATGCTATACTCATTTTAGGCGCAGCAGTAACCGCCACCATCGGAACGCGGCGAGGGACATTTTGTAAGCCATGATTTATGTACTCCGCACAGAGCTGTTGCGAAACCCCTCTGTGCAACCGGCAAGGATAGGAAGTAATCGGTATAGTCTTCAAGGGTGAGCTTAACATCCTTCATACATTAGCGGGTTCGACCCCCGCTCTTGCCACTGCGCCAGTGGGCGCGATATGTTTTTCATAGTAATTTTCCAGTCCCCCGTTGTGAAACGCGGGGCTGTTTTTCCACGAACAACCCAAAACTTAAATATATGAAACAATTATCAAGAGCTATCCGATACAGGATAGCACACTACTACGCGCTCACCGCAGCGTTCTACACCATCCTGTTGTGCAGCGGCCCCAACCTAACGGGAATAATCTTCTGTCTCGGTAACTACTATGTAGCCAAGCTATGGCAAAGGAGGATACGCTATGGAAAGCTATGAAGTATGCGAGCAGTGCGACGGAACAGGCCGCATCTACACCGAGTTCGACCCCGACACAGGCGAGGATATCCGCGAAGTTACCTACCAAGAATACCTCTCACTCTCACCCGACGTGAGAAACATCGAACAATGCCCCCAATGCAAGGGCGAAGGGTACACCCCCGTACCTTACCGGGATAGATACACAGAACGACTATGATACACATCTCAAATTACAAAGCCGAAGAGATTAAAATTGTTCTTGGCGACCTCCGCCGTATGGCCTGGAACATTCCGGGCACTCGCGCAAGTAATATGCGCCGTAGAGCAAAACTCATAATTGATTACATAACAAAAAAAGAAGAAGAACAAAATGGAACAAAATCAACCACAAAAGACCGGCCTTCAGATTTTTAATCAGGCTATCTCCAATCCAAAGACACAGGAATATCTACAAACAGTCTTAGGCGAGAAGAAAAATAGTTTTGTTAATAATCTCACAGCATTAGTTGCCGGCAGCAAACAACTTCAAGCCTGCAAGCCTATGAGCGTAATGTACGCTGCAATCAAAGCAACAGCATTGGACCTTCCCCTCGACCCAAATCTCGGTTTCGCCTATGTAATACCTTATAAAAACAGTAAAGAGGGAGTAGTCGACGCACAATTTCAAATCGGCTATAAAGGGTTTATACAACTTGCGATACGTTCCGGGCAATACCGAACCATAAATGTTCGAGATGTGCGCGAAGGAGAAATTATTGGAGAAGATTTTATTTCCGGCGACCTTCGTTTTAAGAAACTAAACATCAATCGCGAGAAAGCTAGCATAATAGGATATGTAGCCTTCATTCGTCTTGTTAATGGCTTTGAAAAAATGATGTTTTGGACCGTCGATGAAGTCAAGCTGCACGCGATGACCTACTCTAAAACATATGGTTCTGTAATTAAAGATATTCGTGAAGCATCAAAATGGACTACCGACTTCGATGCAATGGCTAAAAAAACCGCCCTCAAACTACTTTTATCTAAATACGGAATTCTCTCCGTTGAAATGAAAAACGCAATCACATCTGACCAGCTCGTAGTGAACGAACAAGGCGAAGAAATGTACGAAGATAATCCCAATGTAGAAGATGCCATTGTTGAAGAGATTAGTACCGCCGAGAAAATAGAGGCACAAAAAGAACAAATGCGCGATAAAACCCCAATACAACTCTCATGAATAAATACTCACAGCTAAATAATGATGAGTTGGAAAGCCATTTTTCCAGCTTCCTCATAGACTCTTGGAGCTATTCAAGAGTGGCACAGTTCGCAAGAAACGAGAAAGAGTTTGAGCGTACCGCTATATACCGCGAGGAGAATCGTGTCGGAGCTTCGACTATAAGCGGTAATGCTTATCATAAGGCATTAGAATATTATTTCTCTTCGCTAAAAAATAATGAGCAACCGCTAACGCTGCCTGAACTCGAACGGATTGCATTTGATTATATTGACAATATACCGGCACGCCTATGGAAACTCGGCAAAACCACACCCACCGTTGAAAGTGCAATCACAACTGCAACCAAAAACGCGACAGCCCTTCTTGCTAATTTCTACCAAGAAAAAGACATCTACGAAAAAGACATCAAAGAGATAATCTACATAGAAACACCTTTCTGTGAGTGGGTTACCGTCAACGGAGTCGATATCCCCCTTCCTTGCCACGCCAAGATAGACCTTGTATTTCTCAATCACAACGATGATATTATAATCGTCGACCACAAGAGTAAAACCAGTTTCACCTCCGATGATGAGAAAGCCCTCTCATTCGGCAAGCAAGGAATAACCTATTATAAAGTGCTCGAAAGCAAAGGAATTATTCCGGCAGAAGTGTGGTTTATTGAAAACAAAATTTCTCATAACAAAGACAACACCCCGCAACTTCGTTGCCACAAGATTGCATTCGACCTTGATACAGTTCGTCTTTACGAGGTTCTATTGTACGAACCGCTTAAACGAATGATAGAAGCCGTAGCCAATCCTGACTATGTGTATTGTATCAACGATAATGATAATTTCTGCGACAGAGCCGTCTTGTACGACTTTTGGGCGAGGACACAAATCGCGGAGATAGACGACTTCAACATCAACCCCAAGAAACGCGACCTTCTTGCCAAGCGACAGAGGAAGATACGCGACGCCAGTATGGCATCCGTCAACCCCAAAGTAATAACGACCTTTCGCAAAGAGGCCGCCTCATTCATCAATTACGATTTAAATGCAACCAATATGAGCAATTCAGAGAAAATAGAACACGCTCTTCGTACCTTTGGAATGAACGTGCAAGTAGTACACCTGTTCGAAGGATATTCCTCCGACACCTATCTATTAGAACCAGGCGCAGGCGTAAAGATTTCTAATATAATGCGCTACAAAATGGATATAGCCAACGCACTCAATGTGAATGCAGTCACTATCAGCGACAACCTTCACATCCACGACGGCCGTGCATACATCAAGCTCGATGCTCCCAAGCAATCGGGTAAAATACTTAACTTTTCAGCTTCGCTCGTAGAAGGCCGCAAAATCCCCATAGGACGCGACAACTTCAACAATCTTATCGTGTGGGACCTCAACAATCAGGCAACCCCTCACGTCCTTGTCTGTGGAGCCACAGGTTCAGGAAAATCTGTCAGCCTCCGTTCCACTATCGAAGCAGCCAAAGTAGCCGGAGTAAGAAATATTATAGTCTTCGACCCCAAGTATGAGTTCACCAATGTTGACGGTATAGAAGTTTATAACGACATCGACGACATTGAAACCAAGTTAGGCTGTCTTGTACTCGATATGCAAGCTGCGGCCAAACACAACTACAAGGCCGATACACTCATCATCTTCGACGAATTTGCCGATGCAGTTCAATCAGCGCGTAGCGGTAAAGACCTCGACATTCGCAAAGATGTTGTAGTCGGAATGTATGCCAACGGAAAGCCAAAGATAGAGAACCGCATTGTCGGCCAAGATAAGAGTCTTGAAGAGAACTTGAAGATATTACTCCAAAAAGGTCGTTCTTTGGGTTATAGAATTATGGCAGCTACCCAACGCGCAAGCGTACAAGTAATAACTGGTGATGCAAAAGTCAATTTTCCCGTACAGATATGTTTTCGTGTACCCAAAGCTCTCGACAGCAAAGTTGTGCTTGATGAAGATGGTGCAGAAACCCTTGCCGGGGCAGGCGACGGCCTTATGCGTTCGCCTGAATATCAAAACCAACTAATACGTTTTCAAGGATTCTATTATGGCTAACACCAAATCCACCCTCGATAAATGGTTCTCCGTCTATATCAGACTACGCGACAGCGATGCAAACGGCTTCGGCCGTTGCATCTCCTGCGGGAAGCTGGTCCATTATAAAGAAGCCGATTGCGGGCACTTTATCAACCGCCAGCATATGAACACCAGGTACGATGAAAGGAACTGCAACCTTCAATGCCGGGCTTGCAACCGCTTTGACGAGGGTAACAACACCGGCTATATGAAAGGCCTCATAAAGAAATATGGCGAACATATAATCGACGAGCTGCACGTTAAGAAGCATCTTTACAAGAAGTACAGCGAATTTGAATACAAAGAACTCATAAAGTTTTACAAGAACAAAGTTAAAGAACTGAAAGATGGCAAAATTTAAGACAGGCCTTAACTATTACTCGGTAGATACCGACAGGTATCAGAACTTGAAGATTAAAAGGTTGAGGAAAAAATTCGGCTGTACCGGCATAGCCGTTTACGACTACCTTCTCTGTGAAATATACCGAGATAAGGGGTGTTATATGGAATGGTGCGATGATGTCCAGTTTGACACCGCAGAATACTTTGCTCTCACCGAGGATGTGGTAGGTGAGGTAGTCGCATTCTGCGCTTCAATATCACTCTTCGATGAAGAGAAGTTGAAGCAAGGCATCTTAACCTCTCGCTCAATTCAAGAAAGATATATCGACTACTGCCAACACGCAAAGAGAAAAAATCCCACAATACCAAAGAGTGTCTTTCTCTCGGAAGAAAGCGAGATACTTCCTGAAAATTCGGGAATTATTCCGGAAGAATGTGAGATTATTCCGGAAGAAAGCGAGATACTTCCTGAAAATTCGGGAATTATTCCGGAAGAATGTGAGATTATTCCGGAAGAAAGCGAGAT